TATCAGATAACAATTTAATTTCCAGTTTGGTAAATTCTTCAACTCCATTGCAGGCCGGCATCGCCAAACTTAAAGAAGCTGCTACCTCTGCTATATCAACTGCTGCTACAAATTTCCTTCGTCCATATGAACAACAATTAACGGACACAGTAAACGGTTATGCAAAATCTGCAGGTAATTGGCTAGAATCTTCTATCACTTCTATCTCTGGACCAAAACCTCTAACACCGGTACCTCCGGCATCAATAGTAGCAGCAGTGGGACAAACCGACGAGTTTGGCGGATTCGAAGCACCACCTACCCTGTCTGGGAAACCTGGAGAAAATGGTCTAGGAGGTGTGGACTATGCTTCCTATACCAGCGAAGAACCACCTGTGACAGATCCATTACCTGAGCAAGGCATAGTACAAGATGATCAATATGACCAAGCATAAACAACAAGGAACTATAGTCAATGGCACAAAATAATCCGCAACTCTCTGGACGTTCCAGTACCTACAAATTTGATCGTGGTGGTACTCCTGTTGAGATGGGTCCATTCATTGGAACCATAACAAACACTGTGGATCCCACCAGAGTCGGGCGTGTGCAAGTTTATATAGAACAATTTGCATCCGGCCCAGAAAATCAGCAGAATGGACTGCGTTGGGTTAGATATCTGCCACCGTTTTATGGTGCCACAGAAAAAACCGGAACCAGTGCAGGCTATGGCGATTATCCCGGCAATCAACAAAGTTATGGCATGTGGTTTACCACGCCGGACATTGGTACTCAAGTGTTGTGCTTCTTTGTCGAAGGCGACCCTAGCCAAGGATATTATTTGGGTTGCGTGATCAATGATAACTTGAATCACATGTTACCGGCCATTGGTGCTGCTCCACAAAGTCAATCTGTGTCTCAGAATGTTTCACAAGGCAATTATTTTCTCAAGTCTACACAACTACCGGTCACAGAGATCAACTCAGAAAACAAACAGTTAGACGAAAATACTAGATTTTTTGATCAACCCAAACCAATACACAGTTATCAGGCTTCTATATTTTTCCAACAAGGTCTTGCAAACGATCCAGAGCGCGGACCGATCATTTCTAATGCACAACGCGAAAGTCCTAGCACAGTATATGGTATCTCCACTCCTGGACTGCCGATCTACCAAAAAGGACTAAATCCTAATACCATAAGAAAGCAACTTAGTTCGGGCAGTTTAAGTCCCAACGACGTCAAAGTGATTGGACGAGTCGGCGGGCATACCTTGGTTATGGATGACGGCGATCTAGAAAACAAAAACGCATTGTTTAGATTACGCACATCCAAAGGTCATCAAATCATGATGAATGACAGTGATAACTTTATCTATATCGGTCATGCTAATGGACAAACTTGGATTGAAATGGGTGCCGAAGGAACTGTAGATGTATATTCAACCAATTCAGTGAATGTAAGAACTGAAGGAACTATCAACTTACATGCTGACAAAGATATCAATATGTTTGCCGGGCGTAACATCAATATGAAATCAAATGCTGCCACAAACATTGGTGCGGTAACAAATTTACAAATAGCCAGTGAAAGCGCAATAACAGTTTACAGTCAAAAACAAATAGGTGTGCTCAGTGATGGATCATTGACTTTACAAAGCAAATCAGGGTCATGGAATGGTGGCGGCGCATTGAAATTGAATGCTGGCAAAATAGATCTCAACGGTGGTGGCGGAACACCAGTAAGACCTCCTCGACTATATCCTACTACTTTAATGCCAGATACCACATTCAACAACAGCACCGGGTGGCAAGTTGAAGAAAATGCACTGGTCAGTATAGTAACTCGCGCACCCACGCATGAGCCGTATCCTTATCATAACAAGGGTGTTCCGATAGTAACTAATTTCACTGATGGAACACCCACACCACCACCGGCAGCAGTACCAGTGGCCGTTGATTGGAGCATAATTAAAACAGCATGAGCATCTGGAGATTTACCACCCCTGCCGGAGAAGCCTATGAGTTGCAAGGACCTCCAGGTACTACCTACGATCAAGCAAAGGCAGAGTTTGACAAACAATTTAATACGGGCGGTCTCACAGGAATTCCAGTAGGCGGGTTGCTGAATGCTGTAACACAATCTATCGATGGGCTGGCTACTGCTCCTGCACAGATAGGTGCCCAGGCAGTAACAGTGGCACAGCAAGCAGGAAATTATCTTATTCTTCCTGTGCCGCCAGGTACAGTACCGCCTATCGCTATCACTACCAGTGATTTTGTTAATACCGATACCAGTGCTCAAACCATCGGTACTGTGTCATCGGCACAAGTACAAGGGTTAGTTGCAACAGTAGCAGCCAGTGTGGATCAATCGGCCAATGTGATTACCAACAGCAAAGGATTAGGAACCTATGGACTTACTGCTGAACAATTGCAAGCCGCAGGATTGATAAAACCGGGTATTGCTGATCAAGTTCGTCAAGATCCTGAAAATTCAGTCAGCATACTCAGTAGCCCAACATCTTGGACCGGGCAGCAAGGTGCTACAGATATCAACGCTATATTGTCTGATGCTAATTTACAAACGTCGACTCAACAAGGGTTGATGGCTAACACATTTAATCAATTAAAACAAAGTGGTACTATCAATGGAACTGAATCATCAACCACTGTGGGCCCATTGGTAAATGCAGCCACAGTATATGGAGTGAGCAATACAAAACAATGGTTAAGCAACAATGCCTCAGCGATAACAGTTACTGGAATTACTGGATTGGTCGCATCATCCAATTTTGGTGGAACATTTGGTACAGTCAATAAAAGTATCAGCGGTGGTGGTGCGTTATCATCAGGCACAGTGGTCGCCAAGGGTTATGTTAACACTGTGAATCGAGTCAATGTAAATCAAGCCATGAAGGCCATCATTGGAAATCCTAAGATACCAACACCAAACTTTCCATCAGCAGGCACCAGTGCATCAAACCCTGCTGCTGCTACTGATGCGATACAGTCGGCGGTAACTACTCTAACTACATCAGGACTTAGTGGAGCACAAATTGTGGCAGCAATCAATGGTGCCTCCGATACCCCTACAATTTCTACCAATGGTGGAATATTGAGAAATTCCAGCGGGGCCCCGGTACTCAGCGGCGGAAACCCGATTTCAGTCAGTGACAACAGTCCAACATTGGGCAGTGGAATCACATCTGCAGACAAAGCAGCCATGTTCAGTGGTGCTGCTGGTGCTGTTACAGGAACAAAAAATGATGGTGTTCCTGGCAGCATCACAAGTATAGGTTCATCTATTTCTGCTGCCTCGGATAAATTTGCCAGTTCTTTCAATAACACCGCAACACAAAAAGCCCTGGTTGGCAGTATCCTTACTGGTAATCCAAGTTCATTGATTTCTTCATTAACAACAACTGCCACAACAAGTGCAATTACCGCTGCCACACAATCTGCATCTGTACCCGGACCAGTTGGTTCCGCAGTGACCAGTGCAATCAACAGTCTTAAATCAGCAGCAGCAGCGGATCCAAAAGGTTTTAGTACCGCTCTCAAGGCATTGAGTTTTGCTGCATCTGCGTTTGGCCCACTTGGCACGATAGCGGTCAGTGCGTTAAACTCCTCATTGACCCCTACTATAAATTCAGCCTTAGCAGCACAGGCCGATGCTGCTGCAACTTCTGCTGCAATTGCGACACAAGCAAAAGTAGACATAAGAGCAGTTGAAGCAGCAATAGCCGCAGGTGAAGTTACTGCTGCCGAAGCAGCCGCAGCCGAAGCAGCCGCAGCCGAAACTACATCAACTGAGGCATCATTGGCTGTTGCCGCAGCGGATGCTAGTGAATCAGCAGCCGAAGCGGACAACGGCACAGGCGAAGCTTCGGCAGATGCCGGAGACACTGGAGGTGACACTGGTGGTGATACTGGAGGTCAAGTTGCCGGCGGCGACAGTGATCCAGGAGGATTTGGCGGCGGTGAAAGCAATGGCGGCGGAACCACAGCATAACTTTGACTAAATATTGTTATGGCCACATTCATTGGATTTAACACACAAAATCAGTACAAAAAGTTCACACTCACTGATACTGAATTGATCAAACGCGATTTACTAAACGCCTTAAACATATTCCAAGGGCAGTTACCTGGGCGACCAACCTACGGTACTACTTTGTGGAGTATTTTGTTTGAAAATCAAGATCAAACTACCATGGCTGCTATATTGGCCGAGATACAACGTGTGGGCGGTGGAGATCCTAGGCTCAACATCACTGATGCTAACGTATATCCTCAAGAAAATGGCGTGCTGATCGAAATTCAAATACAATTTGTACCTAACACAGACGCCCAACTGTTGAGTGTGTTCTTTGACCAACAACAAAGACGAGCCAGTTTTGTATAAAACTAGCCGTTTATATCATTGGTAAATAACAGATAACAATGGACGATCATGGCAACCACTACTAGACAAACAGTAATATTCGGAGTAGAAGACTGGAAACGCATCTACCAAACTTATAGAGAAGCAGACTTCCAAAGTTACGACTTTGAAACACTGCGTAAAAGTTTTGTAGACTATCTGCGACAATACTATCCTGAAACATTCAATGACTACATTGAGTCATCAGAATTTATTGCTTTATTAGATGTGGTAGCATTCATGGGTCAGGCACTGAGTTTTCGTAATGATCTAAACACCAGAGAAAACTATATTGACACCGCAGAACGTAGAGACAGTGTAGTAAAACTGGCCAATTTAGTAAGTTATACTGCCAAGCGCAATACAGCGGCCAGTGGATATCTCAAAGTATTTTCTGTTCAGACTACCGAAAATGTCACAGACTTCAACGGTATAAATTTAGCCAACGCCACGATCAATTGGAATGATCCTACCAATTTTAACTGGTCAGAACAATTCACAGCCATACTCAATGCTGCATTGATAGACAGTCAACGTATGGGGCATCCAGGTAATCGCACTACTATATTGGGTGTGGATACCAATGAATATGCCATAAATCTTGTGCCCGGGTTCTTGCCTGTGGTACCATACACCGCCACAGTTGATGGCGTGACCATGCCATTTGAAGCAGTAAATTCCACATCAGTGGGAACTCCATCTACTGCACCATTCATATATGAACCAGCACCGCAACCCAATGGCTTGTTCAATATTTTGTTCCGTAATGATCAATTGGGATATTCCAGTGCTAACACAGGATTTTTCTTTTACTTCAAACAAGGTGTGTTACAAAATCAAGATTTTAACTTGAGTGAACTCATACCTAACCGCACAGTGAATATCAACATTGAGGGTGTGAACAATGAAGATCGTTGGCTGTTCCAATTGGACAATGTTGGTACCATAGCCAGTGAATGGACCTATGTACAATCAGTATATGCTGCGGCACAAGAGCAATTAGCTCCCGACCAACGTAAATTGTATTCTACTTTAAGTAGAGCCAACGATCAAATTACCATGACGTTTGGTGATGGAGTATTTTCATCTATTCCAGTGGGATTTTTCCGTGCATATGTGCGTGCCAGCAATGGTCTCACATACATCATCAACCCTGAAGAGATGCAAAGTGTAATCATCCCCATCAGTTATATCAGCAGATCGGGCCAGTTACAAACTATCACATTTACCTGCGGTATCACTACTCCTGTGAGCAATGCACAGGCCAGAGAAACTCTGGATGAGATCAAACAACGTGCTCCGGCTAGATACTACACACAGAATCGCATGGTCAATGGAGAAGATTACACAAACTTTCCATTCACACAATACAATTCAATCATTAAAAGTTATGCATTGAATCGTGCCAGCATCGGCACCAGCAGATATCTTGATCTGGTGGATAACACCGGCAAATATAGTTCAACAAACATATTCGCCAGCGACGGTGCTATCTGGGAAGACAACCAGGAACCTTCATTCTTTTTTACCTGGGTCAACAACAATGATATTGCCAATTTAGTAACCAATCAACTTCAACCGTTGGTTGCTACTACAGCGTTCACACAATTTTATCGCGAAAACTTTCCTAGACCCAATCTAATTCCGTTGCAATTGTCCTGGCGTCAAAGCACCAGACTGGCCAATGAGACCACTGGATATTTTGTAAATTCACTAGGGTATCCAGCGGTGATCAGCAGTTATTCCAGCAGCGATACCAAATTTATCACAGTGGGTAGTTTGATAAAATTTGCTGCACCTGCGGGATATTTCTTTGACACAAATAATCAACTCAAATTAGGAGTACCCACATTGGCCACAGAAAAATATTATTTCTGGGCGTCTCCGCAAAGCGTCTATCAAGATGGTACCAACCAAGGGGTAGGAAACTTTGCCAACGGTACAGGACCTGTGACATTAAATGTGTTTGTGCCCACTGGTGCAATTCCTGAACAAGTGATTCCTATACTGGTCACAACTTTTTCTACCGCACTTCAACAAGAAATTGTCAATCAAATAACTTTATACAGGAACTTTGGATTGGGATACGACAGCATTGGCACTGTTACTGGAACTCCTTATACTTGGTATCTGATCACATCTACCAATTTAGATGTTGATGCACCATGGAGTCAAACAATACCAGGACTAGCCGGTAATACCAACGGGATCAACTCTGATGCTAGTTGGCTGATACAGGCTGTTACAGATGGAACAAAATATACCGTGAGCAGCAGGGCCTTGGTATACAATTTTGGATCAGTATTACAAACTAGATTTTTCTTTGAAACCGGCAACCGCATCTATGATCCCCGACTGGGAAATATAGTCAGTGACTATATCAATGTGTTGAGAACAAACAGTCTGCCAGATTCAAACAGTCCGCTACCCGGAGACGTATATCTCAAAATCATTGATCAACCTGTGCAAGTTGACGGATTGGTTGACGACTATCAAGTGATAGTGAGTTATGAAGATCGCAATAATGATGGGGTCACAGATGATCCTGATTTCTTTGCTGAAATCGTAGCACCAACAGTGAATTCAAATACAAAATATGTGTTCTTTGAAAAGACCGTTGACTTTGACAATCTACAACGATATCTGTTGGTAGAACCCGCCCGTGTAAACAGCAGTTATGCCACATTGAATGACATTGAATTAGTCAAGAGTGAGTATGTGATTGGGCAAGTATTCTATGCATACAGTCAAGAGATTTACACTGGCCCGCTAACAGGACAGATTGGTGCATTTTATCAACTTGCCTTGGATCCCAATGGAGTTCAAGTATTTGTAGACGTCAGTGTAGAGTGGTTGGCCCGAGTGGGCCGTTCAAGTTTGTATTTCCAATACCGACACAACGCACCACTTACAGATCGCATTGATCCAGGCACCAGCAACATCATTGATCTCTATGTGGTTACCAATGCTTATTATACAGCATATCAAAATTGGATCAAAGATTCCACTGGTACCGTACCCGAACCTGCTATGCCCACGATCAATCAACTCAGCACAGCATATCAAGGGCTTCAATCTTACAAAATGATATCTGACAACATAGTGTTAAATTCAGTCACATTCAAACCACTGTTTGGACCCAAGGCTGCTGAAAATTTACGTGCCACTATCAAAGTGATCCGTGCTGCAAATTCCACAGCCAGCGTGAGTGAAATCAAAACTCTAGTAGTGGCTAATCTCAATCAATATTTTGATATTGCTATATGGAATTTTGGAGACACATTCTACTTCTCAGAACTGGCAGCGTATATACACAGGAACATGGGAGGCATTGTAAGCAGTGTAGTATTGGTTCCTATAGACCCACAACGATATTTTGGCGATCTGTATGAAATAAGATCAGCACCCAATGAAATCTTTGTCAATGCTGCTGGAGTAAATTCAGTAGAGGTGATCACTGCGTTGACATCAACTAACATAAGAACTGCACCAGGCAGTGGAGTAATCTAATGGCCACTACTAGAACAGTAGATTTTCTACCACCAATTTTCCAAACCAGCACTAACAAACAGTTCTTAGCGGCTACACTGGATCAATTGACCCAGGACCCTGAATTTAAAAAGACGCAAGGGTTTGTTGGACGTCATGTAGGACCCGGGGTCAATCCCAATGATTACTATGTGATTGAGCCTACCACCAATAGAGCCAATTATCAACTTGAACCGGGCGTGATCAGTTTGGTACCAGATGCCAACACTATCTCTGACGCTATAACATATCCTGGCATGTCGGATGCATTGGCACGCCAGGGCGCGTTCACTGACAATGCTGCACGATTGTATACCAGTGATTACTATACCTGGGATCCTTTTATAAATTTTGATAAATTTAGCAATTATTCTCAATACTATTGGCTACCTGGCGGACCACCGTCGGTAGATGTAAGTGCTACAGTTATTCCCACCACTGATACATTTGATGTAACTAGAGCAGACAACTATTATGAGTTCTCGGGTCTTGCTGGAAAAAATCCCACAATCACTTTGGTTCGTGGTGGCAACTACGAATTCGCAGTTAATCAAGTTCCTAATCAATTCTGGATACAAGCCGAACCGGGAGTAAATGGCGTGTTGCCTTATGCTCCTAACATCAGTTCAAGGACTGTGCTGGGTGTTACTAATAACGGTGAAGATCAAGGCACAGTGACCTTTGATGTTCCATACAAAAATGCACAGCAATTCTACTATGATCTAGAACTCATACCTAGCCTGCCTACCGCCGGACAAGTGGATCTACTTACTACTACATTGAAGTTTGATCAAGTCAACAATGTGTTCTTATCTACATTCTTGGAACAATATCCCACTGGTATTGATGGCATCACTAATCTGCAGAATCGTACCATAGTGTTCACCAACACTATCGCTGATCCTCAAGATGGCGGCTGGTTGATCACTACACAATTTGACCCATTAGCACAGGCAGCCAGCAACAATGGACAGCCAGGTAGTTACGATTATCTACCATACGATCAAACCACACCTATTGTAGATGTCAATACCAGATATAGTGTTTGGTTGATACAATATGAATACACCACAAGCGGTGAGCCAATTCTCAAACTGTCATCGGTTACTCCTTGTGTAGAGTTTACTAAGTTTACTGTCTTGTTTGGCACTGAATGGTCCACTACACAATGGTATCGCAATGCCGAAGGGTATTTTGAACAGATACCTTTGCTGACTGCTGTAAAAGATCTACTGTGGTATCAAGACGGAACCAACCCAGAAATTTTTGGACAGATCAGACTGATTGAACCCACACAAACTCAATCTATCAATGTAGATACCGAGATCCTTGGCAAAACAACATATATCTCTCCCAATGGAGTTGTGTTTACCAACAATCTTAAAATTACATTCCAAGGCACAGTAGTACCTTCCAGTTACCAAGGTCAAACTTATTATGTGGCAGGAGTAGGCACAGCAATACAATTATTACCGGTAACCGACTATGTGACTCCGGAAATTGTTCGAACTGCCAGCACTCCATGGGATTTTGTTCCATGGGATTCCGCCAACTGGGATGGCACATTGAATGAGCCCTTGGATCCAGATTACATTACCATAGCATTAGATAGTCCTGATCTCAATGCCTGGACCAGATCAAATCGTTGGTTTCATGTTGAGGTGATAAATGCAGCCGCAGCATACAACAACACAACCGCAGTTTTAGATAATAATTTTCGTGCCAAGCGCCCTATTTTAGAATTTCGAGGCGGTACGAAATTATACAACATGGGTACTGAATCCAAGGCCCCGGTAAATGTTGTAGATCTCACTCAGACAGATGCATTCTCCAATGTCAATGGAGCCACACAATACTATGCAGATGGATATTTGGTACAACAAGGTAATAGAATAATCTTTGCCAAAGACACTGATCCTCAAGTGAGAGATAAAATTTACGTGGTAAACTTTATCAATCCAGCCACTGGTCCATTACCCGACAGCACATTGTATGCTGAACCGGTGATTGATCTTGTGCCGGCATCAGATGCAGAGGCATTGATTGACCAATGCGTGGTTGCTTTAAGCAATACAAACAATTATGTACAAGGCTCAACATTTTACTATGATGGTGTGCAATGGATCCAGGCACAACAAAAAACCCAAATAAATCAAAACCCCATGTTTGATGTGTATGACTTGAATGGGTATAGTTTGGGAAACCGTGCGATCTATCCAAGTTCAACATTTTCAATAACTAAAAACAATCTTGGAACCATAGTTGGCGGAAGCCCACTGTTCAGTTATGCCATTGGTCCGGGCACTGTGGCAGACACTGTGCTGGGATTTCCGTTGCAATATCTGAGTTTGAACAACATAGGTGATATTGTATTTGATAACAATCTTTACAAAGATACATTCACCTATGTTATGGACAATATTCAATACACTGACAATATCAGCATAGGTTATGTTCGTCAGTATGAAAATAGAACCATCTATCAAAAGGAAATAGGTTGGCAAAAAGCCGCTGTCAAGAGTCAGATCTATCAACAGTTTAATTTTACCTACACTCCCGAAGCCATCACAGGATCGATATCGGGTACTACACTCACAGTGACCGTGGCACCTGCCAATGGATCGTCATTGCTGATAGGTCAAGGCATAACTGGCACCGGTGTTGCTGTTGGAACTCAGATCACAGGATTACTCAACGCCACCGGAGGTGTTGGAACATATTCTGTGAATATTTCACAAACTGTGCTATCCAAAGAATTAGTAGTCACAACACCATTTATTTTAGACATAGCAGTATTGCCCACTGTAACCATTCCTAGTGTTAAATTGTACGCCACTAGCATTTCTCAGGACTACAGTAGTTTATTCCAAGATCCAGGTGCCTATACTGTTACCACAACTGACAATACCACAGTGATACGATTGAATCCTGGTACAAAATTAGTTTACGGTGATATAGTAGAAGTACTGGCACTCAGCGATCAAGTCAGTGTGGTAGGATTCTATCAAGTTCCTATCAATTTGGAAAACAATCCATTGAATGGAAACAGCCAGAACTTCACATTGGGCACAATACGAACACACTATAGTACCATTGCACAAAATCTGATCAACTTGACTGGTGCAATAAACGGTGCTAATAACTCAAGAGATCTTGGTAATATTGTTCCTTATGGATTGAACATACTGCAACAGAGTTCTCCAATGACTCTGGCCGGATACTTCCTTCGCAAGCCCGAATATGATATTTTTGCTTCATTGGCATACAATTCGAGAGAATACGAAAAGTTCAAAGCACAGTTTTTAAACACAGCAGGTCAAGGCGACTATGTGAATATGACTGTACCGGACATACTCAATGCAGTATTTTCTGAAATCAACACTGGTCGTATAAGTTCAAATCCATTCTATTGGTCAGACATGTTGCCTATTGGCACAGTATACACACAACTTCAGACCACAGTGACTCCAATCACCGAACAGGTATTTGATCTCACACAGATATACAATTACACATCGGCAAATTATCAAGCATTGTTGGTATATCTATATCGCAACAGCAATGATGCTAACACCGGCCGGCTTGCGCTACCGGGCAGACTTCTCACAAGAGGAATTGATTATTTGGTCAGTGCCAACGCACCTACCATTGAGATTTTAATACCGCTTGAGGTGGGCGATGTTGTTACTATTCAAGAGTATGAAGCAACCTATGGCAACTACGTGCCTAACACTCCTACCAAATTAGGATTGTATCCGGCGTATATTCCGGAAATATTTTTAGATACCACTTATGTAGACCCTATTTTTGTAATACGCGGGCATGACGGATCAATTACCAGAGCGTTCAACGATTTCCGTGATGCGGTGTTGTTGGAATTTGAAACAAGAATTTATAACAATTTGAAATTAGACGGTAATCCTATTCCACTTACCGCAGCAGAAGTTATTCCGGGGCAATTCCGTACCACAGATTATTCTCTTGCCGAGGTGCAAGAAATTCTTAATCAGGACTTCCTGACCTGGGTAGGATGGAACAAGTTAGATTACAAGACACAAGATTACATATCGAATAACCAGTTCACTTGGAACTATAGCACAGCATCAAACAAACTCACGGACAATCAACCCCTGGTGGTAGGTGCATGGCGCGGCATCTATAACTACTTTTACGACACTATCTATCCCAACACAAGACCATGGGAGATGTTGGGATTCAGCGAGCGTCCGGTATGGTGGGAAAATCAGTATGGTCCTGCGCCGTACACATCAGGTAACTTGGTGTTGTGGGGAGACCTTGCAGCCGGCTTAGTTAGAGATCCTGTGGCACCTTATGTACGTCCTGAATATATTCGTTCAGGACTGTTAAATGTGATACCTGCAGGCAGTGAAGGTACATTGCTGAGCCCCATGGAAACCGTGGTTGGTAATTTCAACAGCAATGATTTTCAGCGCAGTTGGATCGCCGGTGATGACGGTCCAGTAGAAAATGCTTGGCGTACCTCAAGTGCGTATCCGTTTGCCATCATGCGATTGTTGTCTCTGACACGCCCGGCTGAATTCTTCTCATTGTTCGCTGATAGAGATTTGTACAAGTTTGACACAGATTACAATCAATATCTATACAACCAGCGTTATAGACTGGATGCTAACGGAGTCGAAATATATGGCAACGGTACTAGCAAAGCCAGTTATATTGATTGGATTGTGGATTTCAATCGACAAAGTGGTATTAACTCCACTGATGCTCTCACTGCCGATCTTAAAAATCTTGATGTGAGATTGTGTTATAGGATGGCTTCCTTTACTGGAAAGAATCTGTTACAAATTTACTCAGAAAAATCTAGTCCAAGTAGTTTAAATTCCAGTTTGTTGATACCCGACAATAGTTATAATTTGTTGTTTTACAAAAATGTGCCGTTTGATCAACTTACATATTCCAGTGTGATTGTACAAAGCACCGGGGCCGGGTGGGCGGTCTATGGTTATAACATGTCACAACCATATTTCAATATATTGCAAAGCCGTATAAGTGGAGCATTGGCCACTATCTCTTCGGGCGGTAGCACCATACGTGTGCCTGTGGAATATACCAATAATGTGGTGCAAATACCATATGGATATGTATTCATTAACCGCACTTTGATGGCTGACTTTTTGCTGAGTTATGGTGCATTGTTACAAAATCAAGGGTTAACATTTAATACCATTGAAAACGGATATGTGCTAGACTGGAATCAGATGGTCAACGAATTCCTGTATTGGAGCAATCAAGGTTGGGAAACAGGATCAATCATCAATTTGAATCCAGGTGCCAATAAGTTTATTGTAACCCGCCCCGGTGCCATAGTAGACAGCATTGCTGCACAAACTGTGGAAAACATGGTGCTCAATGCGGATGGTAGACAATTCAATGCACGAGATCTTGTGGTTGAAAGATTAGACAATACTTTTAGTGTTACCAGTCTGACATCAGAGACTATCAATTTTCTCAATATAAAATTTACCAGTTATGAAAATATGGTCGTACTGGATAATGTTACTATATTCAACGATCTGATTTACAATCCTGTCACTGCCGCAAGACAAAGTCGTGTGAGGTTGGTGGGATGGAATACAGCACAATGGAATGGCCAACTTAATGCACCAGGGTTCATATTAAATCAAAACAATATCGAGTCCTGGAATCCGTTGAAAAAATACACAAGAGGTGAGATTGTTCTATGGAAAAATACTTACTACAGTGCATTGGATATAGTTCAACCTTCGGCTGAATTTGACATCACACAATGGACAGTATCTAACTATACAAAGATCCAGCAAGGTCTGCTGCCCAATGCCGCTAACAAGAGCAATCAGTTGGCCAACAGTTATAATGTGTATACCGCCAATCTTGAACTCAGTCAGGACCTATTTGCCTATGGATTGATTGGATGGAAACCCAGACAATACATGGTAAATCTAGAATTAGATAGTACCAGTCAAGTACAGTTGTATCAACAATTTTTAGGTACCAAAGGTACACTACGTGCAGTTGACATATTTTCTCTTGCTGATCTCGGACGCGGTCCAACACAATACCAAATTTACGAAAATTGGGCGATCCAACGCGGCATCTATGGTGCCAATGCCAATAGAAGTTTTTATGAATTGCAATTGAATGAAGCATTGTTGAACTCTAATCCCAGTACTATACAAGTGATTGCCAGCGGTGAAAGCAGCGAAGCCAATCAAACAGTCTTGGTAAACAATTTATGGAAAAGCAGTTACAAGATAACAAGCCCAAACATACTGACCACAGAGATCGTTCCGATAGCCAACTCTGCATTGCCTAGTGCAGGTTATGTAAACTTTGATGATGTTGATATCACAGTTTTTGATCTAAGTATTCCTGTAAATTTAAATGCCACTCTCAATGAGATCAATCTAGGATCTTCTGTTTGGGCAGCCAAGATCAATAATTATGATTGGGGCGTTTATAGAATCAGCAAATTGCCCGGCTATTTGATTTCTGTGACCACGAATCTCGACGGTACCAGTGTGTTTACATTTACTCAACCACATGGTCTTTCTGTAGTAAATGCCACCACTGCGGATCTCACATTTGTAATTAGATTCTTCTCATCTATAGTAGATGGGACTTATAAGATATTGAGAATACCCAGTATCACACAGTTGGTAGCAGTGTTCAGTTTTACTAACCAAAGCCAGATTACTGAGACAGGCAATGGCATTGGTTTTGTTTTACAAACTCAAAGAGTGAGCCAGGCCAGCGATGTAATCAACTTGCCTTATGCCAATAGTTTGATACCGGGCAACAAAGCCTGGGTTGATAACAATGGACTTGGCCTGTGGGAAGTTTTAGAAAAACAAGAAGTCTTTACCAGTAAAGACGAAATCAAAGCACGCGATCCAGTTACTGATAGTTTTTTTGGACAAAGCATAGCACAATCTACAGATAATGCATACGCCATAGTAGGCAGCCCAGGATATGATTCAGGCAATGGTGCCATATACACTTACATAAAATCGTATATAGTACCATTTGAACAAAATGCAATTATTGAACTATCTGCGACCGATACAGTGGGGTTTGGTCATGCAGTCAGCATCGGCAATCAAACTTGGCAAGTGGTAGGAGCACCGGACAGTTACAACAGTCGGGGATATGCGGCAGTGGTATATCGTCAACCGGGCACAGTTGATTTTTCAATCAGATCGTTGCTCACGGCGCCAAACCCTATAGAGTTAGTGTATCTGGCAAAATTTGGATACAGCGTGGCTGTGAGCCAGGATGAACATTGGATGTACATAGGTGCACCGGGCATCAATAAAGTGTATGCATATGGGTTGGTAGAACTGCCAGTTCAGTCGGTAAAATATGTAACTGATGGTGATACATACATTTACAATTACTCTGATTCTATCACTATAGATTCTGCATATCCAGATCAACTCAGTGTGGTGTTAAACAATCAAGAATTGTTCAGCGGAGTTGATTATAACTTAACTGCTAATAATGTTGTTCTAAATACACCTCCTCCTAAAGATTTGATCTTAAACATCACTCGTAGAACTAGTACCAGTTTTATCGGTGATGGATTTACTAGAATATTTGAGTTGGATGAATACTTGTACACCGCTGTGAGTATCTATAGTTTTATAGTGATCTTAAACGGAGTGACACAACGACCCAACATTGACTATGAATTCAATCCTGACTATAGCACCGTTGGTAGACAGTTGATATTTTTCACTGCACCCGCAGCAGCCGCAACCATTGCTGTAAACACCGGCAGTTATTATACTTTTGCTAATACTTTAGAATTTACCTTACCGTTTGCAGCCTCTATCTCGGGCAGCACCATGACAGTAACTTCGGTGCCTACTGGATCATCTTCTCTGTATGTAGGCATGATGCTCAGTGGCACCGGAGTGGCAGCAGGAACACGAATCACAAGTTTGATTTCGGCCACAGGTGGAACAGGCACATATCAAGTAATCCCAGCACAGACCACAGCATCTACCACTATCACTGCTAGATTGAGTGATGATGCCGGGTTTGGAACCAGTGTGTCATGTACCATAGATGGGCGTCAGGTCATGATCGGGACCCCCAATGATGATTATCAAAACATCAATGATTCGGGTTCTGTTTATGTGTATGACCGTTCTGTACAGAATTTTATAATTACCGATCCTACCCAAACATCTTACACAGTGGATGGCGCTGTGTTAGTAGATCCTACCATAGTGGTATTGAACAATACTTTCTTGGTTAACAATGTGGTACAACAATTCACAGTGAGTGGAACAACGGTCACGGTAAATGTGCCATTGGCTGTGGGAGATGTGTTGCAGGTCCAGGTAAACACATTCAATCTATTGCAGATTGTAACAGCCAATGCTCCAAGCCAGTCCGCAAAGTTTGGTTCAGCGGTGGATATCTGTAGATATAGTTGCAGTTTGTATACCGGAGCACCACAAGATAGTTCTGTGTTGGAAGGAGCAGGGTCAGTACAACGCAATTTAAATCAAAGCCGAGTATACGGAATCACCACCAGCATAAATCCTAACCCACAATTGATTCCTGGACAAAGCATACGGATCAACGATCAAGAAGTGATTCTCAGCAATCCGTCCACATGGAACAGCGCCTTGACCTGGACAGCCAATACCGTGGTACAATATAACTCGGGTCTGTATCGATCTATACGCAGTGTGCCTACTGGTGTAGCCATAACTGATACATCTTATTGGGAAACCAGCACCTGGGTGACTAATTTGGTCAACAACATCAATGCATCAGGTATCGCCAATGTGATAGCCAGTACTGGACTTCCGGGCACCGCAACCTATGGATTATTGACTGTGAGTGTTAAAAATGCATTGGCCGCTGTCGCAGGCAACAGACTCACTGTGCTACCCGGATTGATAGGAAATATATTCCAAAGTCTTGGCTTCAATACTTTTGCATACACACAAACAGTGACCAGTCCCGCTCCGGCAGTTAATGTTGGATTTGGATCAGCAGTGAACATTGACACCGCAGCCACTACATTGTCCGTGGGTGTACCACGTGGCAATCTATATCGACCCAACACATTCGACCAAGGCGATACATACTTTGATGGCCGTACAACCACATTTAATGGGCCATTGTATCAGAGCGGTGTGGTTTATACATATGATTATTTGAGAAGTTCATCGGATTCACTCAGTGATCCAGGCAAGTTTGTGTTTGGTCAACAGATATATGATCAACGTGTGCAAGAATTAGATCAGTTTGGTACATCAATAAGTTACATCAATGGAGTATTGCTGGTAGGAAGTCCGGGCAATGATCTAGGTGACAGTACATTAAGCGACTTGAATTATGGCCGTGTGGCTGTGTTCAACAATCCTACTTTGACCCCAGCATGGACCGTGATACGTGAACAAGTGCCGGTAGTCAATGTGAGCCTAATAAATTCTGTGTATACTTACAGTGCCACAACTGGTGCTAAAACTCAATATTTTGATTTTATTGATCCATTGCAAGGAAAAATACTAGGTGCTGCCGCTGAAAACATCAACTACACTAGTGCTGTAGACCCTGCTGCATACAATGTGGGTCCTATAAACAACTATGGTCAAACATGGGCAGCAGCCCACCTTGGAGAAATTTGGTGGGATACCAACAGAGTACGATTCATTGACCCCAACCAAGACAACATCACTTATGCGGCACGCCGTTGGGGGCAGATATTCCCTGGTGCAAATGTTGACATATATCAATGGATCAGCAGTACAGTTCCTCCGGCCGGCTATACCGGACCAGGAATACCTAGAAACGCAACCAGTTACAATGTAGTATCGGGTGTAGATGTCAATGGTTTTATTGTTACAAAATACTATTTTTGGGTTCGTAACATTCCTACTATAGATACCCAGGCCGGTAAAACGCTCAGTGCTCTTGGTATCGCAAGATACATTGCCGATCCTGTAGCATCGGGTATTACCTATGTGGCATTTTTAAGCGCAGGTGCAACTGGAATTTACAATGCTGCAAATTATATTTCGGCACAGGATACCATACTCAGTATTGAGTTTGATCGAGAACTAACTGAGAATAACGTTCACGTACAGTACAGTTTAATTCCTCAAGATCGTGCCGATGGGTTCCTTCCTGACAACCTGTATCTCAAATTCCAGGATAGTTTATGCGGAGTAAATTCTCTCGGAGCATTGGTACCTGATCTAAATGTCAGTGCAGCCAATCGATATGGGGTATTGTTTAGCCCACGTCAAAGTATGTTTGTGGATAGATTCCTTGCATTGAAAAACTATTTTGGAAGAGCCAATTCAGTTCTAGCACAGTTACCTATCAGCGAAATTCGCAGTTTTGTTTTATTAAACAGCAGAGAACCCGAGCCACCAGAAGGCAGCGGTGCGTGGGATAAACGAGTGGCCAATCTTGAAGAACTCAGTTATCAAAATCTTGCATTCGTGTCAGTGGGATACAGATATCTTGTGGTCAGTGATTCAGGGGAAAATGGTCTTTGGACTATCTATCAAGTCACAGCACCAAAAACATTTGCTACATTAGAATTAGTCCGAGTTCAAAACTACGACACACGTAGGTATTGGTCATACATTGATTGGTATCTCCCAGGATATAATTCTAGCCAACAAGTTATTACCACAGTGGCTGTATACAGCGACCTCAGCAAATTAAGTGTGTATCAAGCACCCGTGGGTTCTAGTGTACGTGTAACCTCCAATGCACAAGGCAAATGGGAGATATATCTACGTGCGGCGACTAGCACCTGGGAGCGTGTGGGCCTTCAATCGGGCACTATAGAACTTTCTGCCACCCTGTGGGACTATCAATTGGCCAGATATGGATGGGATGCACAAGTTTTTGATTCACAGTATTTTGATCAAGAGCCTGTGATCGAAACCCGTAAAATTATCCAGGCCATCAATCAGGAATTATTGATTGATGAATTGTTGATCGAACGCAATCGTGCATTGATGTTGATGTTTAATTTTGCTCTCACAGAATTTGAATCACCAGAATGGTTGACTAAAACTTCTTTGATTGATGTCGATCATAACATACGTGAATTGTTGGCTTTCCAAACATATCGACGTGATAATCAAGATTTTGTATTAGACTACATTCAAGAAGTAAAACCCTATCATGTACAGGTACGTGAATTCAATTTGATTTACAATGGATTGGATGACTACCAAGGATCAATTACGGACTTTGATGTACCTGCATATTATGACACTGATGTGGTACCTAATCAATTTGTGAGTCCAGTATTGACTCCTTACACTGTGAGCACAGCAACAGGCACTGGAACTTCCAGCGATATCAGTGATGCTGCTGCTGACAGTTTGATATGGACAACGCAGCCGTGGAATTTCTGGTACCAAAACTATACTCTTGCTGTGGTAGGTGCCGCTGTGGCCGACAGTGGTTCGGGTTACACAGTTCCGCCTGTGGCCACGGTCATTGGCGATTGTGTTACACCTGCTGAACTCACAGTTAACATAAACAGTCTAGGAAAATTGACCGGAGTTACCGTGATCAACCCAGGCGTGGGATACATCACTACTGCTTTGATCGTATTAAGTGGTGGCAATGGCACTGGCGGACAGTTAGTTGCTCGAATGTCCGGACCAGGTGTGGGAGAAAATCAAGACCCAAGTTCGTCTACATACGGCAATACACAATACTATAACTTGGTACGCAGTTTCAACATTACAATGAAATATGACAGGTTCCAGTATGTATCTACCATTGTTGATTGGGAACCAAATGTAAATTATGATAACGGTACACAAGTTCGGTATGATAACAGAGTTTGGCAAGCAGACAGTGGTGACTCAACTGGCGTAGAATCTGCTACTTTTGATCCGGCCCAATGGAATTTGGTCAATGCTGCCACATTGAGTGGAGTTGACCGTACCATGGGATTATATGTGCCCACTGCCAACGAACCAGGATTGAATTTAGGTTTGTTGATTGATGGTGTGACTTACCCGGGTGTACAAGTGTCAGCGCCTACATTCAGTCAAAATACTGGTTTTGATGTGGGTAACTGGGACGTAAACCCCTGGGATAATATTTCTTATGGTCCAGAAGGTCTTCCTACATACGATCCGCGAATCTTGGATGCTATTTACGAAAGTAGTTTTTCAAACATCTATCTAGGAATCCGCCCCACCGACGTCAATGTGGTGGGTGGTGAATTTGTTGGACCTTACGAAAGCCACGCACCTGAAGAATTGGTACCTGGTTCAGAGTTTGATACCATGGACTTCCGTGTGTATACACAACCTGGTGGGGATTGGGATCTCAACGGGCATGGATTTGCTTGGAAAATTGTCAAATGGGTATACGATAGCACCACGGCATATGCACAGAGTTTCAATGGGATTGTGCCCAATCCTGTACAGATACGTGTGACCAACCAAACACAACGACGTGATCTCACCCAGGATTTGGCATACGCCGTGGATTGGGTCAACAACACTGTTGCTATCATTCCTAGCGTAAGCGCACCTCCGGCGGCCAATGGTGATATATTGGTACTCAGTATATTTGGCATAGGTGGTGGTAATCAACTTTATAAAAACAGTTACAATGGTGCAGATGTTGGCAATCGCTTGAACATTCCTGTAAAGGAAAATCAAATTTTTGAAATGGTAATCTTTGTAAATGGTGAATTGATAAACAATTATACCTATGTGGCAGGTGTAAACAACACCACAGATATAACTTTTGCAACCACATACACATCAACTGATGAGATAAATGTCACTGCTATTGGTGAAACTGACGGCAGTCAATCCGATTCATGGTCGACTCCTCAGACTCAGTATTTTGTCAGTGATGGTAGATTAGATTATCGACTTGACAATACTATGTCGGGTACCAACATTCCTAATATAGTAGTAGAAGTAAATGGTATTCGTGCAAGACCACCCGAAGGTGCATTCTACATTTCCGACGGAAGTTCAGGATATGCATTGCCCAACCGTGGAGGATATAGTGTAGCATTGATTACTGATCAGGAGGTATTGGTTTATGTAGATAATCAATTGCAGGCATTGGGTCTCAATTATTCTCTAGACTCTTACACCAGCGGTAATAATGTTAGGTATGTAGATTTCAATATTCCACCGGCAACAGGTTCAGAAATTTTGATTGCAGTGACTACCAAAGCCGACTATGTGGTATATGATGACAGCAGTAGTATCAACGATTATACACTGGTATTCCGTACCATTGGTGGGTTCTATCCACAGTACGGTGATATCGTCTCTGTGACTTCGTGGAATGACACTGCACAACAAAGTATAGTGACCTTGTTATGGCAAGGCCCTGTAACCGAGGGTGCTGTAATAACAGAACCTTTTGATTCATTACCATTTGACCAAGGAACTGTGACTGGTGATTCTGGAAGTTTTGACTACACTGAGGGTATACAGGTCATTGTTAACGACTTCCAATTGGGTAGAGTTGTACTTGACCCAACTAGGATGTGGGTCACAAAGAATGGAGATCGTATTTTCTACGGCGATGACTATCTAGTTGTTGGACAAGAACTTGTATTGCATGGGCCGGCAATCGGCGTGACTGATGTAGTAGTGGCGCAGTTGTTTACTGATTCTGTTGTGCCCGAGGCCATGGAATTCCGTATATTCCAAGACATGCGCGGAGTACAGGCAACGTACCGTATGACTCCACAAACTACAACTATGTTGGTAGAACCATTGCGTAAAGATCAGGATATAATCTATGTCTTGGATGCTGGTGCATTAACACAGCCTGACCTGGAGACCAATATCTGGGGTATCATCACCATCAATGGTGAGCGTATCATGTATCGTGAACTTGATATTGATAACAATACTGTCAGCAGTTTGATGCGTGGTACAGCAGGTACAGCAGCGTCTGACCATGCTGTGGACAGTATCGTGTACAATCTTGGACAAGGCAATTTGGCACCTACGATCTATCAAGATCGTATAGTGTATACAAACACACTAGCAGATGGTGCTACTACAACATTCACTGCACCAAATATCAATTTGAGTGAGTTGAGTTTGAGTTTTGCCGAGCAAGCCATCCTGGTGTATGTGGCCGGAATACGTGTGTATACAGGTTATACTATAGATTCTGTTGACCCTGCTACAATCACATTCGCCACAGCACCCACTGACGGATACGAAATTTCAATACGAGTACGACAAGGGTTTGGATGGTATCAACCAGCCAACGGCAATCCTTCAGATGGGCAAGCATTGCAAGTGACCCAAACTGACGCCGCAAGGTTCTTCAGAGGACAAAACTAAGGTAAATAAATCATGCAGCAAAACCAGCAGATTAAACCACAGCCAGCAAAACCACAGCCAGTCGCAAAACCCGATGAGCGTGGCACTATTGCAGTTTCGAGCTTTTTAAAGATTTCGGATCCCAAAACCAAACAAGTATTTGTGGAGACACGAGCATGATGATACCAGTTCAAATACAAGGATTTGTAAAGATCTTTGATCCAGTTAGCGGAGAAATATTTGTAGATAAAAAGAATGCGATTCATTACGAAAATATGAGTGTGGCATTGGCTACTACACTCAGTAATAGAACTCTCGCACAAGGTGGTGGATGGATTTATGCCATGGCCTTTGGAAACGGTGGTAGTGCTGTGGATCCCACAGGTGTGATCACCTATTTGCCTCCAAATACCACTGGCGCCAACGCTGATCTTTACAATCAAACTTATATCAAAGTAGTTGATGATAATTCAGCAGCAGATACTGATATAATCAACAATTACATGGAAGTATTGCATACATCCGGGCAAGTGTACACAGATATTCTTGTGAGTTGTTTGTTAGATTACGGTGAACCACCGGGACAACAGGCCTTTGATAACAGTACCAATTACAATGGTGAATATGTGTTTGATGAACTAGGGCTAAAGGCCGTAAATGGAGATACAACCAATTTACGATTGTTGACCCATGTGATCTTTCATCCTGTGCAAAAAGCACTAAATCGCCAGATACAGATCGACTATACGGTGCGTATACAGACCTTAACTAACCTAAGTACAACATAAATATGTGTAGATTAACAGGTAATAAATACCTATAAGATTCGGAGAAACAAACATGTCATATACAATCACTCTCACTGATGGTTCGATTTTCGCAACTATTCCAGATGGTACCATAAACACCAGTTCAAGCATGACCTTGGTGGGTAAAAACTATGCCGGTTACGGCCAGTTTATCAACGATGATATCATCCGGTTGTTAGAAAATGGTTCCAACACCACAGCACCTGGTGCACCACTCACTGGGCAACTTTGGTGGGATCAGACCACAGACACCATGAAGGTATACACTGGTACCGCATTCAAAGTGATTTCGGGTGCCACTGCAAGTAGCACTTACCCAACCGTTTCAAATGTATTGGGTGATCTTTGGTACGATACCACAAACGCTCAACTCAATGTTTATGGCGGAATAGCAGCCGGACGACCAACTGGTTGGATCTTGGTAGGACCAGCATACACCGGTAACACAGGTGTGAGTGGTGCGATTGTTACTACTATCACAGATATCAGTGCAGTTAGCCATGTTGCTGTAGAAATGTATGTAGCAGACGCAGTTGTTGGTATCTTTAGTAAAGATTCTGCATACACGCCTGCCGTTGCGCCAGCAGGCGGCGGTTGGGGCAGTAGCAAACAAGTACAGCCTGGACTTACCATGTCAGGAAACATTGGTGGAGTTCCACAATTGCTGCAAGGCACAGCAAACAATTCATTATATCTTGGTGGAGTAGTAGCCTCAGGATATGTGCAAAACACAGGCAATCAAACTATCACAGGTACCCTGACTATCAACACAGCCGCCGGTGCTACCGCTATTGTGAATGGTGCAGGCAACGCTATAGGTAACATTGGATCTCAATCAAGTTATTTCAATACTGTGTACGCTCAGGCCACCACAGCATTGTATGCGGACGTGGCAGAACGATTTGCAGCAGATGAGATCTACGAACCAGGTACTGTGGTTGAATTAGGTGGATCAGCAGAGATTACTCGAGTGCAACATGACGCCAGCGATTCTGTATTTGGTGTTATTTCCACACGCCCAGCTTTCACAATGAATGGCGGCGCAGGTGACAATGACACACATCCTCCAGTGGCCATGACAGGTCGTGTTCCTGTTAAAGTTACTGGTGTTGTTAACAAAGGTGATCGATTGATCTCTGCAGGTGATGGTATGGCTCGTGCAGCACAGCCCGGAGAAGCAACTTCGTTTAACGTGATCGGCCGAGCATTAAGCAGCAAGTCAACTACAGACGTGGGTACTGTTGAAGCCATAGTTACAATAAAATAATAGGAAATAAATATGACTTATGCAGCCAACAGTTTAATCCAATCAAGTGATTACAATACTTTTGCTACAAGTCTTGGAAACATCTGGAGTACCGGATCCGGAGATCAAGGATGGGGCCAATCAGCAATCAGTGCTGTAAGTACCGGTGGCATTGTCACGGCTACCAACTGGGCTACACTAGTTAACAATCTTTCTACATCGGGCGCCCAAACTAATACCGCCATAACATCAAGAACTGCTCCTGTTGCTGGAAATATTGTCAGTATTTTAGCCAACGTGGCCACTGATATTACCAACTGTACTACCAATCGTGGTAATGCCGCCAGTGCAGGCACTGAAGTTGGATACGCTAGTGGTACTACAAGTGCAACCTCCGGCGCCAGTAACGGAGCCCAGGGCGCCTGGCAGATTCGTTGGGTGCATACCGTGACATTTCCTAGTGCCGATCAAGCCAGATACTTCTTTAATGCAGGTGGCCGTGTTCGATTGCAATTTGGCAAGACAAGCACAGGTACCGATCTTGATCCCGACTGGAATCAGCTAGCAGGCTGGTGCGGATCAATTTACCTTGCCGGTTATGTCAACAGCGCAGCACAGACCGTTGCCGGAGTAAGCTATACTGGAACCACTCGTATCGGTGGCACAGGTGGAAATCAGACTGCATTGACCACAACCACCGGGTGGTATGGTCTTGGAGGCACCGTACCTGGCACTGGTATTTTCACGCTTTTTGATACCACTTCGCCATATACAACCAACTACATTATCGTCCAAGCTGCAACCTCTTCCACAGTCCTGACCTTGTCGACCACTTGGAGTCAACAAGCAGTATCAGCAGCCGGCACAACTACTAACATTTCGGGCGGATCGGCACCGTCGGTGGGTGCCACCTCAATTGGTGGTGCTACCGCACCGACCACATTGTGTACCTATATTCCACCATCCACAGCACAAGGGTTGAGTGCCAGCTGGGGTACACCTAGTATTGCTGCTTCGGTGACTGTTGTTCCGTTATAATAGAAGGAAACTGAGATATGACATATTCATCAGGCGGATTGATTGAAGCAACAGACTATAATACCTTTGCCGGCCAAGTTAACAACATCTGGAGCACAGGGGCCACAGACTCTGGGTGGGGACAAACAGCAATCAGTGCAGTGAGCACCGGTGGAATAGTGACCGCCACTAGTTGGGCTACCTTGGTTAATAATCTTGCCACAGCAGGAGCTCAAACTACCACGACTATAACCGCAAGAACCGCCCCAGTCACTGGTAATGTTGTTGCTATCTTAGCCAATGTGGCTACCGACATTACCAGTGTCACCGTCAATCGTGGTAATGCAACAAGTTCAGGTACACAATACGGCACATTCTCAGGTACCACAAGCAAAACAACTGCTACCGGATCGGGGCAATCAGCATGGACTATCACATTCACTCATACTGTGACCTTCCCTAGTGCCGATCAAGCCAGATACTTTTGGAATGCCGGAGGCCTAGTGAGATTGCAATATGGTAAATCTAGCACAGGAACCGACACCGATCCAGATTGGAATACTCTTGCAGGCCAATGTGGATCGATTTACATAAGTGGTCGAGTCAACAGCGCGGCACAGACCATTGCCGGCGTCAGTTATACCGGAACCACTCGTATTGGTGGTGGCGGTGGAACACAGACCACATTGGCCACAACTACTGGGTGGTATCAATTAACAGGAACCCCTGCAACTTTATTCCAACTAAACAACGCTACTGCTCCATATTCTGGAGAATATATCCGTACAACTGCGGCCTCTTCGGCCACAGTGCTGACATTGGTCACAACCTGGGTCAGCGATGGTAGTTCAGGTGCAGGTACCACAGCCGACATTTCGGGCGGAACAGCAGTATCAAGCCCTGCTACCTCAATTGGTGGTGCTACTGCACCGACCACATTGGTCACCTATCTTCCACCATCCACGGCACAAGGATTAAGCGATAGTTGGGGCACGCCCTCAATCGCTGCTTCGGTGGCTTAATAGGCAAAACTCCACAAGGGCAAAAGGTAGACTTTTGCCCTTTTTTCATTTATAATACTCAAATGAATACTGACAATTTGATCGCTCATGCACGAGCACGGTTTGACCATGTGGCTGCACGCCGTGTACTCAAAGAAAAATACGAGGCCAAGATGCTATTTGCCCACGCCGGAGGTATGTGGCGTGCTGGCCCGGAACTCTTGGTATTGTTGGCCACAGTGCCGCCATGCGATGCAGTGATCTTGGATTTGTATGAAATCCCAGTGCAGGTCAATCCCGAACAACTACGCGGCATGGCCATGATGCACTGGCAAGAACAGATGAATGCCTGGTATGTAGAGCACGAACAACTGAACAAACAACGATGACCACTGGTGCATTGATATTTGCGTTCAACAATGAACACACTGATTACATTGCTATGGCCGCATGGAGTGCTGATCGTATCCGTCGTCATCTTGACATCCCAGTAGCAGTGATCACAGATTGCACTGATCAGTCACGGCTCGACAAGTTTGATCGTGTTATTCAAGCCGATCCTACGAGTGGAGGAACCCGATACTTTGATGATTACAAAGAAACTGTAACCTGGTATAATGCCACTCGAACTGACGCATACAGTTTAACTCCTTGGGATCAGACTCTGCTATTGGATGCTGACTATGTTGTTTGCGGCAGCGAATTAAAAATGGTTCTTGCCGCGCCACAGGAATTTATGTGCCATCAAACGGCTTGGGACATAACAGGTATCACGGATTTTTCAGGACTTAATTATTTTGGGCAGCATAAGATGCCCATGTGGTGGGCCACAGTGATGATGTTCCGTCGTAGTAACACAGCACAATATATCTTTGATTCAATGACCATGGTAAAAAACAACTGGAAGCACTACAAAGATCTATACCATATCACCGGCAGTCAATATCGCAATGACTACGCACTCAGCATCGCCCTGGGTATAGTAAGCGGACACACATTAAAAGTAGACAACATACCTTGGATGCTGGCCAGTGTATTACCCGAACATGAAATTACACAGATCGACGACGATCGCTTTGAAGTCAAGTATCAAGATCAAGGCCGACTGAAAAGAATGGCATGGGGCATGAATTTTCATGCCATGGGCAAAAAACATCTAGGAGATATCATTGCCAGTGCAAAGTGAACGCGGCTATTTGATCACAGCCATAAACACTCCCACGGTCAACTATGTAGACTGTGCATATAACTTGATCAAAACAATCAAGCAGTTTCATCCTGATGCCAAAGTCTGTTTGTTGACCGACCAACCTAATGCCAATTGGTCTGCCCTGATAGACTACTACAAAACATTCGAGTTACCACTCAGTGATAATCTCTATGCCAACGACTGGCAAGTGTTTGGTGCAAGCCCATTTAGGCAGACTATCAAATTGGAAGCAGACATGGTCATTGCCAGCGAGATAGATCACTGGTGGACCATGTTTGAGCATAGAGATGTTGTGATATCCACTGGTGCCAGAGACTTCTACGATCAACCAGCCACTAGTAGATTCTACAGAAAAGTATTTGACACAAACAACCTGCCCGATGTATACAATGCCATCACTTACTGGAGATTGAGCCCGACTGCACAGGAGTTCTTTGGTCTAGTACGCAGGATATTCGAACACTGGAGTGATTACAAGACCTTGCTAAAGTTTCCAGACGAAGTACCATCTACGGATTTAGTGTATGCCATGGCAGCACAGATCATTGGACCTGAATTGGTTACTATGCCATTTGCAATATATCCACAAATCGTGCATATGAAACGACATATGATTCCTATACACACATCTGATTGGACTAAAGAACTCACATGGGAACTCAATCCGTTAAGGATCAATACTGTGGCACAGTGGGGTGCAGTTCATTATCATGTGAAAGATTGGCGACATGTCTGAACAAGAATTTTTAGAGTTTTGGCACAACTACAAATGGACTGATGCCAAGCCGGTATACTATAGGCTCTACTATGATGATGCAGGACTACCATTATTTTACAGTCATGAAGAGTTGCCCGGTAAGTATGTTGATGTCACACCCGAGCAATTTGCATTGCAGGACCGGGCAGTGAACGTTGTTGATGGAAAAATTGTTAGACGTAGAACTGCCAGGATGACCAAACTCGTACCTGCAGATTCAGGAACACTTTGCCATATCAATGATGTGACTGTTGTGGTAAATGATCAACCAGGACAATATTGGAAGAAAAAAGAAAATGTCGTCGAAACAAATTGATGTCGCTGATCTAGACTGCATCTATCTCAGTTATGATGAGCCCCAGAAAGAAGAACACTGGGTCAAGATACGGAACATGGTTCCGTGGGCCACTAGAATAGACGGAGTCAAAGGATCAGACGCAGCACACAAAGCAGCAGCAGAAGCCAGCACCACTGAGCGTTTTGTATTGATTGATGGTGACAACCTTCCTGATCCGGAGTTTTTCAACCAGACACTGCTATTCCCCACTGAACAACATGAGCAAGCGGTGTTCCGATGGCGTGCTCGTAACCATGTGAATGGTCTTATGTATGGTAATGGTGGCATCAGTAGTTGGACACGCACGTTTGTGAATGCCATGCGTACTCATGAAGCTACAGACGGCCGTACAGAAACCCAAGTGGAGTTTTGTTTCGATCCATTGTATTGGGCCATGCATGACTGTTATTCAACCACATATCCCAATGGGTCAGCATTCCATGCTTGGCGTGCTGGCTTCCGCGAAGGTGTAAAGATGTGTTTGGATCGTGGCCGACGGCCCACATTGCCTGAATTTCAACAACGTGTGCATCAACGCAATCTTGACCATCTTACCATCTGGCACAATGTGGGTGCAGATGTAGACTATGGATACTGGGCCATGGCCGGAGCCCGACAAGGTACATATATGACCATGCTCACCAACTGGGACTATTTGCAGGTACAAAACTTTGATGCATTGTCTGAGATATGGCGAACTGTAGAAAAGGAACAGCCCGAGCATGTGAGCAACAACATCGCTACGGAATTGCATACACAATTAGATCTACCCATGCATATGCTCACAGTGGAAGCCAGTGAGTTTTTCAAACGCCATTATCGTAGCAATTGGCGCAACCGTGGTGCCATGGTTCGAGAGATAGATACCATTTAATAATTTTAATTTTAAAAATATGAAATGGTTAAAATTAGTATTACTAGTTTTGTACAGCAGCACATTTGCCGGTGAAACAATCAAGATCTATAGCCCATACAGCCCGGCACACAGTGCCACCCCGGCGTTGTTCCGTGTAGTCGACGAAGCAAATTTCATACAATCTACCTATAAATTTGTGGTAGAATTCAAACCTGGTGGTAATCAAATTATTGCTGTCAAGAACTTGGATGAAAACAGCTTGGCAATTATCGCCCCAACATATGTAGAAAATATTGAATCAGGAAAACTCATTGAGACTGATTATGTGCCGATTTATGCATTTGGTGATGCATGTTGGGCAGTGATAACAAATAAAACTTTATCCGGGCAGTCAGAATTTGTAGTAGGCGGAGTTGGGGCTGGAAATGCTTCGCATTTGACTGCACTTGCTCTTGGTGAGAAGTATAAATTTGATGTTCTATACATTGTGTTTAAAAGCAACAACGATGCGTTAATCAACATGGCCGGGGACAATGGAATTGAATTTGTTATTGACAAGTATGAAAGTTATACCTCGTTAAAAACAAAGAACCCTAAGATGCAAATGATCGCTGCCAGTTGCCCCGGTCGCTTGCCTCAGGAACCTAAAATAAAAACACTAAAAGAGCTAGGAATAGATGCTCCATATATTTTTAATATCACTATTGCATTGAAATCCATGCCGGTCCGCAAACAAAAAGAGATAGCAACGATTTTAAACACAGCTACACAAAATATAGGAGAGAGAGAAATTTTTAATTTGTCTGCCATGCGGCCTCCACAGTTTGATGGAATCACCGTCGAAGATTTTTATATAAAATCCGTCAGGCAGATCAGACTCTTGCAAACAAAATACAAAGATAAAATAAACAACAAATGAAACGGGCTGTACTTTGTGTAGATAATCCGCAAGATTATATCGACGAGTTGACGGACTATAGTCTTATGATAATAGATCCTAAAGCAACAGTTCAACGACAATCATATCTATTAGATCAAGCCGATTGGAGTTTGTTAATTACTAATCAAGGAGAATCTAGTAGATCCGGAAGAGACTATCCTGGAGAGAAATTGCTATGGTATACATCCGGTACTACCGGTGACAGTAAATTTTGTAGTTTTACACAAGATCAAATTGATATTCTTGCAAAAACTATATGTAATGCATACAACATCACTGCCAACGATCGGTATGTTAGTGTGATGAGCCTGAGCCATGCACATGGGCAAGGATTTTATTGGGCTGCAAAATCATCAGGATGTGAAATGAAGTTCTTGTCATTGAATGAAATACGTAATCTTCCAAAACTCTCTCCCACTTTTATAACAGCGATCCCGGGTATTCTCAAGATCGTCGGTAATCTAGATTTAACAACATTGAGATTTATTCGTAGTGCTAGTGCAGCATTGCCTGACACCTTGTATCAACATCTCTGTGCCAAATTCAATGTGCCTGTGATTGAAGCATTTGGCATGACTGAATCTTTGAGCCATTGTTTTACAAATCCATTAAATGGCGAACAACGAATAGGAACTGTTGGATTGCCTTCGGGAATACAAGCAGAAATAAGAGATCAACATCTTTGGATCAAAGGAGAATGTCTCTTTACTAAAGATTGGTATGATACCGGCGATCTAGCACAGCAGGATTCAGATGGGTATTATCGCATCATAGGTCGCCATCGTGATCAAATCAATGTCAACGGGTACAAACTCAATCCACTAAGTATAGAAAATCAGTTGATGCGTTTGTTGCCATTGATCGAAACCTGTGTTATATTTGGCAGTGATAGTGTAAAATGTTTGTACACTGGAAATTGCACGCCGGCTCAGGTACAAAAAGTTCTGACAGATATTAATCAGCATTGCCGCCCGACCATGATAAAACAACTAGACACTATCTCGACCGGCACAAGCGGCAAAGTATCACGTGCTCAACTTGAGAAACAATATCAATGAATATACTTGTCAATGGTGCTAGTGTCAGTAGAGGTCCAGATTCTTGGCCTTATTTTCTTAAAGAACTACTGGGATGCGAACTAGTAAATCTAGCCATGGCAGGATGTGGCAATACCTACATACACGAAACCACCATAGGCGAAATCTCACAAAGGAAATATGATCTGGTATTGGTGATGTGGGCAGAATGTGGTCGAATGGATTTCCGTGTGGATGACATCTCTAAATTTTCTGACAGTCTTAATACTTCAATCTATCAGAGCGCACAGAATGACTGGCCCAGTAAAATAGTATATCCCATTGATGATCAAGATCATGTAGAAAAAAATTGGATATTCAGCTTAGGATATCTAAGAGGAACCAAAGATAGTGTGAGTGAGGTATTTCAATCATGCCATGCGGTTACTGGGTACAAAGAAATACTCAAATCTGAATACATTCGAATGATCAGTTTGCAATCGGTACTTAAAGAAAACAACATACCATACTTGTTCATGCATTGGAGACCTATTAGAAAGTTCTCAAGGTTTGAACACCTGTACAATCTAATAGACTGGAATAACGTGTATCAGGAAGATTGCCTTGAGGACATTGCACAAAGAAATAATTGGATTGCCGAAGATGGAAAACATCCAACTGCCGACGGCCACAGATACTATGCAAAATTATTGCATCAACGGATCACTTCTGAAATACTGAAAAATCCGGGAGGTAAGGGTAATCCAGATGGCTCCATTTTCTTGGAATAGAAGAAATAGCAGCATCAATTTTTTCCAATCCTAATTTAGCAGTTTCTATAGGCATGTAGTAATGATATCCTAGACTGGTGATGTCTTGATCCCTCCAGGGAGAATTACCATACCTGCCATCAAAACTTAGTTTTTTAAGTGCCACGTATTCGTCATGATCATTGGTTAATATAGCACCACCTCGTACAAGGCTTAGATGTTTTTGGAACTGAAAGCTAAGGCACATCAAGGTACCGTTGATGTATCCATCTCTTTGCCAATACACAGCAGCATCAATGACATTTGTTCCACCGACGTAGTAGTAGTCTTGCCAGGATTGATCGTTCCAGGACCAGCGCAACCCAAGTTTTTCAAATGTCATCGGAATGCTAACGTAGGTCTGCGTAGGACAGCTTACATCGTTGGATTTCTGATGACGTAGGCACAATTCAATGGCATGCGTACAACTATCAGTTGACACAGCGTAAGAACTGCCGTAAAATTGTGCAATGCGATTTTCAAATTCTGAGATTATTTCAAACATGCATCTATTTAACTGTTAAATACTTCCTACTATGATAAAACTAGTCACCACAGAAGGAAGGATTGTAGATCGTGATCGGGTGATCATCGAGATAATACAGGCAGTACAGAGCAACCCAACGGTGGTCCGGATTGATCTTAATGGGGAAGGTCCTTGCTGCCAAAGCAATGGCATATATGACTTGCTTGATAACATATGTGGCGTGTTTAATTACCCAAAACAACAGATAGAAATACACACAGCTAATTTCATTGAACGGCATCATGATTACGTCATAGTAAAACATCACCAAAATTACGAGCTAAAAAATGCACAAAAAAAATATATCACTGGTGTAGATAGCGTTAAAAAGTTTGATCAGGATTTACGACATTTTGGCCATTTTATCGGACACAGCAACAAAGAGAGGTTATATCTAGCAAGTTATCTAAGGGCCAATCATCGTTCGCAGACCTTGCAATCGTATCATTGCGATGTTTCAAAATCATTCCATCGATCATTTATTGGCATCGAGGATATGATGTGTGACATAAACATACCAAAAGAGAATTTGACCTGGGCATTTGATCTGATAACTCATGGACCGATAAAAATAGATCCAATCGATGTTGATTACATTGGACCGGATTTAACATACAACATCACAGATCACTATCCTGGATTTTTCTTAGAGCTGGTCAGCTTGACTTTTAACAAGGGCAATACTTTTTATATAGATGAAAAAATATGGAGGCCAATATTGATGCGTACACCGTTTATGGTTCAAGGACCGGCTGATCTGATTCCCAATCTAAAACGGTTGGGGTTTCAAACTTTCAATAAGTGGTGGGACGAAGGCTATAGTGAGGACCCTGATGGGTGCCACGTACCGGCTATGATTGATAATATTCAACAGTTGAGCTGCCTCTCTATTAGAGATTTAGAATCTATGTTCAAAGATATGACTCCAATCTTGGATCACAATCTCTATAGATTATTAGAATTAACAGAAGAAGATTTTACAAAGATATTTGGAGTATGACAGATCAAAGTAAATTCATAGTATCTGCTCAACAGATGAAGACAGATCTAGGGCCAGCATTGTGTCTGGCCAAATGGAAACAGGTCAGCTTGCATCTTACTACAGGATTAAATAACAGTTGTTATCATCCGCCCTTGCATGCAACAGATTCTGCTGCGATTGCTGTCAATCCTGCTGCTTTGCATAATACCCAGCATAAAAAAGAACAACGCAAGATAATGCTACAACAACAGAGACCCACTGAATGCAGTTACTGTTGGAACATGGAAGATCTAGGACAACTCAGCGATCGACATTATAGATCTGGTGAGCCCTGGGCAGCCGTGGATTTTGAACGGATAAAAAACTCAACTGGAGATGAAGATGTCGTACCGTCATATGTGGAAGTCAATTTTAACAATGCCTGCAACCTTAAATGCAGCTATTGCAGCCCGCAGTTCAGCTCTAGTTGGCAGCAAGAAGTTGAACGCCACGGGGCATTTCCTACTTTGGTTCCTCATAACGCTGCTGAGCATTTTAGCGGCAGCCGCAGGCCTATCCCTGCCCGTGATCACAACCCTTATGTAGAAGCATTCTGGGCTTGGTGGCCTAGTCTGTATCCTGAACTCAAACACTTCCGCATGACCGGTGGCGAACCACTGATGGATCGAAACACCTACAGAGTGTTTGACTATGTGTTGGAGAATCCAAAAAGCGATCTACATTTGGCCGTGACATCAAACTTCAGTGTAGAGCCCGAACTATCAACAAAATACTTTGACTATGTTCAACGACTATGCAGCACTGACATTGAACACTTCATGCAGTATGTGAGCCTTGATTCGGGCATAGGCCCACAAGCAGAATACATACGCCATGGCTTGGATTTTGACAGATTGAAAAACAATGTGGAAACATATCTCACGGACATTCCATATCGTAATAGTCTGACCTTTATCATCACAATGAACAATTTAAGTGTAACAGGCTTCCTGCCATTGATGCAATGGATACTAGATCTACGCCGCCAATACAGCAAGACATATCAGCGTGTGTGGTTTGACACACCTGTGCTGCGACAACCGGCATGGCAAAGCCTTCAGACCTTGCCTGAAAGTTATGCTGCAAAACTAGAACAAGCACGAGACTTTATGTTGGCCAACCTAGAAACTGCGGCCGATCCGTTTCATGGTTTCAAGGACTATGAAGTGCAACGGCTCGAGCGTGATATAGCATGGATGCGATCAGCGTTGAATACAACTAGCCCTCAACACCTAGCAGATTTTTACAGATTTTTCAGCGAACATGATCGCCGCAGAGGCACAGACTTTGAAAAAACATTTCCTGAAATGATCTCTTGGTGGAAACAATGCAGTCTACATGCTAGGTAACCGAACTATCATCTGTGACACTCAATGTGAGATCTATCCTGAAATCAAACATCTAGTAGATGATACATTTTGGGATTTCGATCAGCATGAACCTGTGGCCAATTCAATCACAATATTTGCTCGACAAACAGTAAACCAGTACTCATCAAGGATAAAAGAATTGGCCACAGAAGGATTCTTCTTACCTGTATTGGCCAACCCTAGTGAAGGATCAAGCACTCTGAAACTACAATGCCAGGGGCTAGGGCTGCTGGATCTAGTAACCCAAAAGAAACTTTTGCTGGTCGGGTGTGGCGAAATGGAACCTGAACTCAATTGTCTAGTGTATGATTGTTATCTCAATCGGGTGATTGGGTATGAACAAAATGTGGAACAATCCAGCCGAGTGGATGAGATATACAGCAAAACAAACAAGCCCTACAAATTCTTGTTCTTGAATGGCCGTACTCGCCCGCATAGAAAATACATGATAGAAAAGATGCGTGATGCCGAATTGTTGGAACATGCACTTTGGACCAATCTTGACACTACACTGGTATATCATCATACATACCAGACCGATTTATTGAGTCGACAATCTGCTATACATTTGTTGCCGAGCAATTATGAAGTAGAGAGATATCATAACAACACTCAAAATCAATTTGAACACGCTTTTATCAAACACGAACTGTTCAATAACCAATGGGGTGACGTATACATCCGTGCGGAGCCATACATTGATACCTATTTTAGTTTAGTCACCGAAACAGTATGTGATTATCCATACAGTCTACGCAGTGAAAAGATCTACAAACCCATGGCCATGGGTCATCCTTTTGTGGTTGTGGCCAATCGTGGCTTTTACAGAGATCTGCATCATGCAGGATTCCAAACATATCACACTCTAATAGATGAATCGTTTGATCTGATCGATAACAATCAAGACCGATTGGATAGGATAGCCACTATAGTTCAAGATCTGTGTGCCGGTGATTTAGATGAATTTCTGGTTGCGGCCCAAGCAATAAGTAAGTATAATCAACAACATATGAAGGAACTGGGTTCCAAGATCCGGCAGGAGTTTCCTGACCGATTTCTACAATTCCTACAACAACAATGACCGATTTAGAATTCAAGCGACAGGTGCTAGACACCAAGAGTGCAAGTTTTTGTGCAGCAAAATGGTACAATGCTACCATCTGGTTAGGAAGTGGCATGACTACAAGTTGCCATCACCCGCCGGCCCATTTGGTGGACATTGATAAAGTTCGGGCCAACCCTAGGCTGCTGCACAATACTGATCAAAAGAAAGAGGATCGTCGCAAGATGATTGAGGGCGAGCGCCCTGCTGGTTGTGAGTATTGCTGGAAGATAGAAGACATGGGCAGTGATGCCATCAGTGACCGTGTGTATAAGAGTAAGATTTACCCCATTGAGTTGTTAAATGAAGCACATACCAATTCACCAGATCAAGACTTCAACCTCCGTACCTTGGAGATTGCTTTTGACCGCACTTGCCAATTTGCTTGCAGTTATTGTAATCCTGCATTCAGCAGCACTTGGGTTCGAGACATTCGTAAAAATGGACCCTATCAAGGTCTTGTGTCTGATGGTAGGAATCACTTTACTCACGATCATGGCAGTAGTCAGCTTTATAGTTTCGGTGAGACCAATCCTTATGTGGAGGCGTTCTTTGCGTGGTGGGAGTCGGACCTACATCGAACCCTCCAAGAACTCCGCATAACCGGTGGCGAGCCACTGATGTCGGGCGAGACATGGAAACTGATTGACTGGTTTAAGAACAATCCAGGGCGTAGCCAAACACGCTTGGCAATCAATTCAAATCTAGGCACTGCGGTGGATCTAGATCGATTGTTAGCAAGCATTGATGGATTAGAAGTTGACTTATATACATCCAACGAAAGTGTAGGTCTGCAAGCCGAATATATCAGAGACGGGTTAGTATGGGATGACTGGGCCAACAATGTGGAACGACTTCTTGATTCAGGTAAGTTCCGTGGCATACACATCATGAACACAATCAATGCATTGTGTCTGTGCTCACTGGATCAGTTCTTGGAATGCATAATGAACTGGAAAATAGAATACGGCCGTGATGCTGTGAGTTTTACCTTGAACATCCTGCGATTTCCTAGTTTCCAATCACCTTTGGTGTTGCCCGACGAACTACGCACGGTATTTCGACAACGGTTAGAAGTCTGGCTTGACTCTTGGTGGAATAGTGAATTCTTGCATGAGCACGAAGTCAATCATGTTCAACGCTTGATTGATTATCTTGACATAGTCAAAACTCCGCACTCAGAAGCATTTGATCGGCCCAAGTTGCTGAATGACTTTAAGCAGTTCTACGCACAATATGATCAGCGTCGAGGCAAATGCTTTGATCTAGCATTTCCTGCACTAAAACCTTGGTATCATACTCTCTGATCGACTATGTTAAAAGCAACAATCATTTATTTGCCAGGGTCTGCTGGAAATATGTTGTATAAAACATTGACTCTCAGTGAGAAAACAATCACCGGAACATCTGGACGAGATCTCAGGGAATATGAAAAAACACTAACTGCGGAAGAAAAATTCAATCGATACTCAATATGGGACAGCCAAAACTGGAAAAAAGAAGAAACCAAAGATTGTTTAAATTTTAAACGTGGGCTAGTTGATTTTTATCATTATGAACAATCCAAACTATGGTTAATTGATCAATGGCATCCTGTCGATTTTTACAATCAATATACAAAAAATATATTGTGGGGCGATAATTTCTACGAAAAAGTTATCTCAGTTCAAGTCACTCCAAGCCATAAAGATTTTTTAATAAACAATCAAAAAGCCAAACAGTATTATCTTGATTTTGATGATGAGTATCAGCATCAACTGAAATTACAAAATATGTTTCAAGATCGATTACTCCCGATTCCGTTTGATAGTTTTTTTAATGAGGATACATATTTAGATCAGATTATTCTATTAGATAAAAAATTAAATTTAGAACTAGATGTTGGCCTGGTTGCAAAGCTATGGAAAAATTGGTTTCAAGAAAGTTCTCGGGCCTGGCAACAATGAAAATACTATGCCTAGGTAATAGTTCAGAGGACACCGCACTCAAGTCCAAGATGATATCAATACAATATGCTATACCCTTAAACGGGTTATTAATCGAATCTGTACTGGACATCTTACCTGGGTGTTATTACACAGATATTGGAACCATAACTGTGGATTATTTGAGATTGATGTGTAAAAAATTTGATTTGTTAATAATGTTAGATCAAGACCTACTTAGCTATAACGATCTCTCAATTTTTAATATAACTTTGACTACCTGTATCTATCTAAAAAAATGGCAGGATGTGATCATACAATCACAGATTCCATGGTGTTATATAGTCACGTATTTTAACCCATCATCTAGTAACTGCCAGATTATAAAAGTCAAAAACAATCAAGAGTTATGGAAACAAGTAATGATAACAGACTTGACTGACAGAAATGTAGTGCTACAACTAAGTAGAGTCTGCGATAACAGTTTTTATGATTTTACAAAGTATGTGAATGAAATAGTTTTAAAATGTCGAAATTCAAAAACCAAATTTGTGCTGTTCAGGGCCGACTCGCATGAAGAAGATCGACTGCATTCTGACATTACAAAATTTCTCGTACAATTTTCAGAATTTGTATTGCTGACCCCAAGTACATTTGTTGGAAATTTAAATTTAAATCTGGAAAAAACAATTTTACAACATTGGCAACATCTGTATGAGTGATTACAAATATAATAGTACAAATCTAGTGAGGCCTGTGGATCTCACAGAACGTGAAGAATTCTTATTAACAGATTCGAAAACATTCTGCATTTACCCTTGGATACATCTACATGCCTACCCTACCGGGGAAGCATATCCTTGTTGTCACTCAGAGATGAAATATCCAGTGGGCAATTGTAGATCCAGCACACTTGAAGAGATATGGAAAGATCAACCCATGCAACAGTTACGGGCAGATATGTTGAATGAAACACCCAATGCTGCTTGTGGTCGTTGTTACGAGCAAGAACAATCGGGATTCTTTTCAGGTCGCAAAAGTGCAAACAAACATCATGGTCATCACATCAAAAAGTTAGACAAGAATCCTTTTGAAATGACCTATTGGGACATACGTTTTTCAAATCTCTGTAATCTCAAATGTCGCAGTTGTGGGCATATCTTCTCAAGCCAATGGTATCAGGATCAGGTCAAGTTGGCCGGGGGTGACTGGAAAGATCGCAATCGGGTATTAAACTACGCAGGTCGTACAGAAACTGACATGTGGGAACAGTTGTTACCTCACATCGATTATGTAGAGCAGATATACTTTGCCGGTGGTGAGCCTTTGCTGATGGAAGAACATTATCGGATTTTAGATGAACTTGTTCGTCGAGGACGATTTGATGTGAGATTGATCTACAATACAAACTTCACACATACAGATCTAAAAGGGCAGAGTGTTTTTGAATATTGGAAACAGTTTGACAGCGTAGCAGTGGGGGCCAGCCTTGACGGATCAACAAAGTATGCTGAATATATACGCAAAGGTACAGATTGGAATCGTGTTGAACAAAACAGGATAGAGATGTTGAAAATATGTCCTGATGTAGATTTTTACATCAGCCCTACTCTAAGCATCATGAATGCTTGGCATTTACCTGATTTTCATCGAGATTGGGTTGAACGTGGGTTGATACGCCCGCAGGACCTTAATGTAAACATCTTACAAGATCCTGCACATTTAAGAATCGACATTGCTACAATAAAATACAAACAACGTCTACGGATGAAGTACCAAGAACACATTAACTGGTTGCGAGACAATGATCCATTGCAACGTGCCAGTGTTGGGTTTGAGTCGGCTATTAAATTCATGATGGCCACTGACAACACACATCTCATTGATACCTTCTGGCGTAAAACACATGAACTAGACGATATACGTGCAGAACGTTTGCTTGATGTAATACCTGAATTGCAGGCATTGACATGAACTTAAAAAAAATCATCGGTCAGTTAGACTATAAGACATTTGCCGGACCTTCTTGGCCAAGCCTAGACGATATCATATCTGGTATTCCTGCAGACCATCCAGATATACAACGAGAAGTTGATGAGTTTGTTAGCATGATGCAGCAAACATACTCAGATATAACTATAGATGGCAGCATACTTGCCGAAAATAATCAACAACGACAGAAACAGATATTTTTTGATAAAAATTATCACGAGCAACCGATATGCCAGGTACCATGGAGTACCATGGGTGTGAACAACAACGGAGAAGTTTTTGTGTGTAGTAGTCCAAGTTGGGTTCCAAAATTTGTGGGTAATATATTACATGTTGACAATGTATATGATGTTTTGAATTCAGAATCTGCTCAACGCATACGTCAAGAAATTGTTGCTGGAAGATATTTCTATTGTAATAATCAGATCTGCGGATTTTTTGGACAAGTAAGTCCAGAGAGATATCACAGTGATCCTCAATCAAACCACGTGCCATTGGAATTTGTGAGTCACGACCAGTTATTGGTATCTGAAATTCCTAAAAATCTTATATTTGATTTTGACTATACTTGTAATTTTCGATGCCCTAGTTGCAGGACTGAATTGATAAACAACAACAATCATCATGTCATCCGTTCAATCAATGATCAAATAGTAACTAAAATCAAACATCTTGTAATTGATCAGATACAATCACAACCCATAGAAATCAGATGGGCCGGCGGCGAGCCGTTTATCAGTGATGTTTACATTGAATTGTTGGAATACATACTGGCCACTGGCAAACAAAACATCAAACACATTATACAAACCAATGGGAGTTATCTACGATCTAAATCAGACATGTTAGAAAAACTACTTCCTACATTACAAGAATTGAGAATAAGTTTTGATGCTGCCACAGAAGAAACTTATAAAAAAATCAGAGTCAACGGACAGTGGAATCAATTGTTAGATAATGTTCGTTGGGTACAACACATCATTAAAAAAAACCAACACCCTCTTCAAATCACTGCGGACTTTGTTGTACAACTAGATAACTATAAAGAAATTCCGGCTTTCGTCAAACTCTGTGATCAGTTGGGTATCACCAATGTTAATTTTCAGAAAATGTGGAACTGGGGCACTTGGTCAACTGAGGTATTCGAGCAGAAAAATATATACAATCCTGATCATCCACAATACAATGAGTTGGTTGAGATTTTCAAACAAGCAGATAGAAAGATTTTATTTTGAACTTGCCGCACGATCAATTCTGTGTATTACCTTGGATCAGTCTAGAGGCCAGCCCCATTGGCACAGTAAGACCTTGTTGTTTGGCCGACGATGAGATCCTAGACAACGATGGAAACAAGTTTGAATTAACCACGGCTGACTTTGCTGACATACAAAATAGCAATCACATGCGCGAATTACGCACAGGATTCCTTGCAGGGCAAAAGCCAGAAACTTGTAGGAAATGTTGGAACGAAGAAGATGCAGGACGTACATCAAAACGTATGCACACCCTAGATCGTCTAAAACACACGCTCAAGCATGACCATTGGACACAGGATGCCAAACCATTGATGTTCTTAGATCTCAAACTGGGGAACATCTGCAATCTCAAATGTAGGATCTGCGGTTCCTGGTCCAGTTCACAGTTCGCCGGAGAAGAAATTTCTTTCATGCCGCGCAACGAACAAAAATCTAGCCATGCTTACAAAATGTTGCGAGCAGGTGCATGGCCCAAAGATAACGATCATTTCTGGTCTCAGATTGATAGTGTGCTTGACGATATACGATACATTGAATTCACTGGCGGCGAACCATTCATGATCGAACAGCACTTTGATATGTTACAAGGAATAGTGGATCGTGGGATTGCTGGCCAGGTTGAGATACATTACAACACCAATGGAACGCTGTTTCCGTTGAGAGGCCCGGAAATATGGAAACATTTTAAGACTGTAGAGATTGCGTTTAGTGTTGATGACATTGGGCCACGTTTTGAATATCAACGCTCAAATGCATCCTGGGGAACAGTAAAAGAGAACATCGATCGTTTTAGATTCATGAGAGAAGGTATGCCTAACTTGCAGTTACAATGCTGCACCACAGTGAATGTATTCAATGTGCGATATCTTGACGAAGTGGCATTGTGGATAGCATTACAAGATTTTGATTTTGTATATTGGAACATGATGCACGATGCATGGTATTTTTCAATCTCAAGATTGCCATCTGATGCCAAACAACACATTGCTGATTATCTCAGCACTTGCGAGGCACCTGAGCAATTTCGTGCAGAGTTTGGCCGTATCATCGACTTTATGATTCGCGGGGAATCGACCGACGGTGAAGAAACACGACAACAGATACGCCGATTAGATCAACGCAGACAACAGGATCTAAAAAAGGTAGCCCTGGAATTGGCACATATTTTAAACTATGCAAAAACCTAATTCTCTATGTTTAGCGCCTTGGGTACACACTTATCTCTCTCCACAGACTGAAAGGCGCATGTGCTGTGCTAGCCGCGAGCCAGCACAAAACTTCCAGCAATATATAGATACTAAATCAGGTACCGGCACCTATATTCCTATCACCCTTGAGGAACATTGGAACGGTGATCACATGCGATCAGTTCGGCGCCGCATGATGGCCGGTGAACGATTGCCTGAATGCGAGGTCTGCAATGATCAACTTTTGAATACTGATGTTTATCGCACATACTTTAGCCATTTGTTTCAACATAAATACTCCGCAATTTTAGAACAAACAGATGCTACCGGTCGCACTACCATGCAACCAGTGAGTTGGGATTATAGATTCAGCAACCTGTGCAACTTCAAATGTAGAACCTGCGGAGACATGCTGAGTAGTAGTTGGGAGTCGGAACAAAAGACACATCACATGGTCAATTGGAGCAATCCTAAAAATAACTGGATGCAGCCCGAGGTACGTGAGCAGATCTCCAAGTTCCAGGATAGTCAAATTGAACGTGAGTTCAGTGATGCTGTAGAACAGCACAGAGTAGAAGAAGTATATTGGGTGGGCGGCGAACCATTGATGTATGAACAGCATTGGCGCTACATGCAACGCATAATAGAACTAGGGGATGGGCCGAAAGTATATGCTAGATATAATACAAACTTATCCAGGGTGGAGTATCGTGGCATCAATCTCTATCGCGACGTTCTTCCTGGGCTACGCGATTGGCAGATATGTGCAAGTCTCGACGGTACAGGCACAATTGGTGAATACATTAGAACAGGTCTTGATTATGATCAATGGCTTGAAAACTTCGGTAACGCAGTTGCGATCCAGCGTCACCCTCGTCAAGTCAGAATTGACTTTACGCTCACTCTGCCCGGAATGTTCGAAGTTGGCAAAATTACAGAACTCGCTAGACAATTCGGTGTAGATGTTCTAGCCAAAGTCATCTTTTCATTCTCTCCGGACATCATCATGAGCCCATTGGCTCTGCCTAGACACTTGTTAGAACCATGGCTAGATGAATTGATAGCAGATACATCGGGCGCCATGCGAGATGTATTGACACAGTTGAAGAATCGTCCTACATTTGAAGAACAATGGCCTGATCAATACCAATCTGCTCTTGCTCAAGGCCGTACTCGTGTGTTACAATTAGAACAGATAAGAACACAACCCGTGACTATGACCGATATCCTGTCGGTAAGGCCCGATGTACTGAAATGGTGGATGAACATTGCTTGATACAATTGAAATAGATTTACGTGACAAAAACGATCATGTGCTAACAGTATACATTGATGTGGAAGATAATAGTCTTTCACGCAAATGGTTGGCTGCACTTGATCATCTAGTACAAAACAATTATCATCTAGAAAAAAACTACTGCTGGCTAGGATGGGCCAACAGTGATCGCTCAATTGCATATATTTGCGAACAGATCAATCGCAGCATCACAGCAATCAATTCAGCCGGGTTAGGATACACGATCACAGATTCATTCACTCCGGAAAATACTGTGTCCGCGGATTGGTTGATTGCCGGATCAAACACAGAATCCAAGGGGTGGGACGGAGTCAATCGAGATCTAATGAATCGATTGCACAGATATTTTGAGGATCTCCAAGGTACCTCGGGTGCCATGAGCCCTTACTATACTGCCGCAGATGATGTAACACGATGGCATATACGGCAGTTGAACTTGTTGTGTCACGAACATGAAAGTCTGGTTCTAAGTATTCGCAGACTGATTGAATCACCTGAATGGCGCAGACCATCACAGTTGATGTGTTGGTTGAAAGCACCAAGATTTGTGCTAGACGCAGAAGATTACGAATTGTTTGGTATAGAAACAATCAATCGAAGCCTAGGCGGGGTGTATGTGGGTGTAAATAAAGCGGTAGGCAAACATCATTGGGAAGTGTTCAATGACGAAGGGCGTGACAGTCGGATAGGCGAATTGGTCACCGGTGCATTACGTTCACAGACAGAAGCAGCCGGTGACTTTGATATCGAATGGGCAAAAGATCCTGCGTCTTATGAGTGGCAGATCCGGGCACTGGCTGAGTTTAGAACATGGCTCGCACAAAACGGGTTTGATCCGGATGACAAGTCACTGACCATTGGCCACCCAAAAGTAGCCCAAGTGGATTTAATTCGCAGTTTCGGTACTACCAACCATGATGAAATATGGAGACAGATGGAAACTCATCTAGATGTATATAAAATACGTACCAATCGTGCTCAGGCTACATATGAGTATCGGTGGAGCGATGCCGATTATGAGTTGCAACAAATAAGGAGCATGCGATGAATTGGATTAAAAGACTATGGGCAAAGATCACACTAGAGATACGCTATCGTAAAAAACTGCGAGAACTTCGCAAACGCGATCCCTTTATCTACAAATGAATTACATAGGCATCTCAGCCGGCTTCCATGATGCCGCAGTGAGTGTGGTCAATCAGGCTGGCGATATCTTGTTTGCTGCTCACAGCGAACGCTACAGCAAGAAAAAGCACGATAAGGATCTCAATGATCATCTTGTATTGGACGCATTAGCGCATACAGATTCCGATAAACTAGAGTATCACTACTATGAACGCCCTTGGATCAAAGCCATGCGACACCTACGCAGCGGTGAAGGATTTCAATGGCCCAGTTGGGATCGATTACTAGGACCTTCATACAGAATCATAGGGCGTCCTAAAATACACACACATGGGCATCACTTGTGTCATGCAGCAGGGGGATTCCAGACCAGCCCATTTGAAGATGCCACAGTTGTGGTGATAGATGCCATTGGCGAGTTTGACACTGTGACCATCTGGGATGCTTGGTATGAAAACGGTCGAGCACGATACAAGAAAGTGTGGAGTCTGCGATATCCTGATAGTATTGGATTGTTCTATTCGGCTATGACTGCTCGTGTAGGGTTAAAGCCCATGGATGAAGAATACATACTCATGGGCATGGCAGCATATGGTGAGCCACTGTATCTCGACGAGATGAGAAAACAGTTAGTAGATACCATACCTGGACTCCGCTTTAAACAGAATCTACACATTGGAGTAGGCGATGACTTTCTGCCTCATGCTGATCCTGCAAACATTGCCAGCACAGCACAATTTCTAGTGGAAAGCATGATACGAGATGTTCTACAAAAAGCCAGAGAGCATGGCCGCAGCCGTAATCTAGTATACGGTGGTGGTGTAGCATTGAACTGCCTGGCAAATAGATTCTTAGGACAATACTATGAAAAAATTTGGATTATGCCTAATCCGGGCGATGCTGGCAATAGTCTCGGTGCTAGTTGTTTGGCTCATGGTGGCCGTGTTAATTGGCGAGACACTTTTCTGGGACATAATATACCCGGTGCTTACCCGGTAAATGAAATCTTGGATCATCTAGTCACGGACAAGATAGTGGGTGTGGCATCAGGCCGTGCAGAGTTCGGACCGCGGGCGCTGGGCAATCGCAGTCTACTAGCAGACCCAAGAGGACATTCAATCAAGAACCGGGTGAATGAGATCAAACGCAGACAAAAGTTCCGACCATTTGCACCTGTGATCCTAGAAGAATACGCAGCAGAATACTTTTATATGCCGCCTAACTTCGATACCAGCCCATACATGCAGGTCACAGCAGAATGTCGTGATCCAGGTCAGTTTCCTGCTATTGTGCATGTAGATGGCACCAGCAGGGTACAAACTGTACCTAGAGATGGATCAGGCATCCGACAACTACTAGAAAAGTGGTATGTGATGACCGGATGCCCTATGCTGTTAAACACCAGCCTCAACATACGTGGTGAGCCCATGGTCAACGATCCCAGAGATGCCGATCGATTCCAACGGTGTTATGGAATCAAAGTTTGCAGTTGATGCGATCCACGACCACTTTCAATCGGTGAGCCATTCCTGACTGGAACACTCGAGCATTGTGTTGTATCTCAGGTGCAAGATCCTCGTACAGACGATGCAAATTATCCTGCCCTGATTGTATCAATGACTTGGTAAGATCCAACACAGATTCGAATCGATCTTGATTGTTGGTGTTTGAATCGTAACTCTCATCTATGCATCTTCCAAAGGTCTGATATCCTAGATCACGTAGATGTCGGAGATGATCTGCGGAACTCACAGCCACAAAGAATTGATTGTTGAATATGGGTTTAAAAGTTTTTTCTGTGATAAACTGTCCACCAGAATCATCAATATCGATCATGGTCTCTAACACAATGTTGAAGTAACTGTCTGTGTACAAGTCAGTCATGTTCTGATCATAGGTATTGTGAGCCCGAGTATCTAGATCATCCACAAGAAATGGTCCGGCAGCAATGAACTGATCTACCCTGAGTTGACATTCAGCAAGATAACTATTTCTTAATGCACATTCGTAGTAGTTGTCCTCGCCTCCTAGTAGATGTTGAGTGTAACTGAAGTAACCTTGTTTGTGCAATCCATGACTCCACAGATCACTCATGAATACCTTGCGCCATAGTTTATCTATACGGCATAATCCAGTATATGCTTGTGACCTAGGATTGAGGTGATACTGAGCACCTGAGTTTCTATCCACGGTCCGCCAATACATGAATTCCAATTCAGGCCAATACACGGAGTTTGGATATTGATCGGCAGTTGTATTGCCTGATATCAACCATGTCATAGCAGGATCTATCCCGTGATCGGAACAAAGTGTGTCCAATCTATCACGGATACGTCCAGGATGATCTCCTTCGTGGTAAGTGAACACCACTAGCATTTCTTTTGCTTTGATACGACTCAATGCTGCTGGGCTTATCAATGACATATAGTCTCGGCTGAAATCAAACCAACTTAGCACCATCGGATACCATGATCCAACAGGTGCGTGGGCAGGGTTTACTATTTGATAGGAGATTTTACAATCACGTAGATAGTAAATTATGCGAGGAAAATCCAATCTATCGTTGCCTAATTGATCAATCTGATCATGCTGATGTACAGGTATACCATTAGGCATAGGTCTACGGGTAACAGGATGCAAGTGATCTATTGAGATATAAATCATACTGTTAAATGTGCCTTGATTGAATCTAACATGTTGGTGAGTTCGGTCCACAGTACTGATTCAAACTCACCGCGATAGAACCAGTTCCAGTTATGTTCAATCACAGGCCAACAGGCTTGGAACAGTTCATGTTTCTGTTGTTCAGAAAGATCATCTAATTGTTTTAGTAAGGCAGCAACTTTCTCGGCTCGTAAGAAGTCGTCAGATTCGAGATCGTAACTCTCGTCCCAGACCTCTGAAAAGGTTTGGAATCCATAACTTCTTAGATATGCCAGGCTTCCCGCGGTGGCTGACAGTACAAATGGCATACCCAAGGCAATAGGTTTGAATGATTTTTCGGTAAGTTGTAATCTACGTCCAGTATACACAGTTTCTGTGACATGATACACTAAACTTTCGGCACATGGATCAAATTGATCTAACCAACAACTGCTCATTCTAGGAGTATCTTCATCGGGAAACAGTCTAGGTAACTCTATGTTATTGACTACATCAACGATGTCGGGATATCGTTCCTGATAATGTTTAGCGATTTCACCAATGGGCATATTCTCTACTGGACACACAGCACTGGCGCTGATCCAATTATCCAATAATCCTAACTGGGCAAAGTGATACAACATTAACACACGATGTTGTCGTAGCCCACCAATGATGCGATTGGCACTGAAGAATGTTTTTCGAATTGTTCTTTTGGTCCATGGAGTGATTAGGAAAGTTCGATCATACCCGCGATACCAGTCTAGTGCTGCCCACCCATGAGAAAAATAATAAAAAGGTTGCAAGTTTCGTTGTTTACATATATAATCTATGTTGTCACTGGCAGTTTCGCTAACTACTATGGCTCCTGTTTTTCTATTACAAGGTTTAAATTTTGCTATGTTGTTTTGGTCCACACGGTCGAATGTTGTTTGATGTAGATCTAAGATCAAAGGTTCTTGATCAAAGAAGTATATGAAACTGGTATCGTCGAGTGGCAAATTATTTAAACTTCTACAATGTAAACTGGAAGGATCGCTATGCCCAAAAGGATCATGATAGTAAAGAGTGGTGGTAGGTAAGTTTTTTCTCACCCAGGGCAAGAATGTATTTTCGTAAATCTCATCTATCCTAATCATGTTTGATATATTTTATATTGGAACCAAACCTAACCTGTTTCCACATGAGCAACAGGTTGAATCTATTGAGCAAGCACAACAGCAATCGCGTACACGATTCTTCTGGATGGTATCATACTTAGTGGATTACACAGGCTTTGATTTCCTTTATGAACCTCCACCTTGGCAAGCACATCAACGACATGCATGGCCCAGCCAACATCAACAGGATTCGGGCACATATCTTGTTCCTACTGCGGGCTACACAGACACAAACTATCATGCTGCTCCGGTATTGCCAAGAACTCTAGCCACTGCTATCTACGAGATCGATCACATGGATGGTGCAGCAGGACAGATACCCAATGTTGCTCGCCGTGTAAGATACTTCGACAACTACAGAGATACATTGATCCGATTGGCCAAGAGCATTGCCACTGAACATGAATTTGTTTGGGTGTGCTCTAGTATCTGCGATTACACTGATTTTGATTTCTCGTGGCACCCTAGTCATTGGCAATACAATCTGCTGCATGTGTTTGCCAGCGATGAACAAAAGTTTGGAGACACATTCTTCATGCATGTGCCTAGTTTTGCTGCAAAGGCAGAAACTGTGGAGTTGTTGGACTGGTATGATTGTAACTTTGTTGATCAATACCTATCAGTGCCACGAAGGCCTATGCCCGTAATAAAACACAACTTGGATAGCCATGTCAATGCTGTGCAGACTCAAGACTTTGCAGGGCCGTTGGCTATCTTTTCGACCGGACACACTGTCAGTCAAGGCCTAAGACCTCCGGCTGTTTCGTTATGGAGAGAGAAAACCAAGACCATAGTTCCATTAAGTCCGGGTGCTGGTGGTGTTATTGTGCCCAAGGCAGCGATTCCTTACATAAAAACCCAGTTATACGATTATCCCTACATAGATAAAACACACTGTAATGATCGTGTTGATGCCTTGATGGATGTGGTATTCATATCCTATGATGAACCTGATGCAGAACAAAATTGGAACATACTAGCACAACGATGTGCCAGATCCAAGCGTGTGCATGGTGTGGCAGGTATGGAAACTGCTCTTGAGGCAGCAGCAGATCTCAGTTCAACTCCTTGGTATTACGCAGTATTTGCCAAGACCCGATTGCATGAACAATTTGATTTTTCCTATGTGCCCGATCGCATGCAACAACCCAAGAACTACATCTTCGATTGTATCAACACAGTGAATGGGTTACAATACGGACACATGGGTGTGGTGATGTACAACTGCCAAGGTATTCGTGAACTCAATCAGGCAAAGAACTTTGGATTGGATTACACCTTGAGTTTTGCTCATGAAAGTGTGCCCATGGTCAGTTGTTATGGTGACTTCAATCAAACTCCTTACCACACCTGGCGTACAGCATTTAGAGAATGTGCTAAGTTGGCCTACTTTGAATCGCAATCACCCACTGTAGATGGCGAATACAGATTGAATACCTGGCTATCTCGTGCCCAAGGCAATCATGCTGAATGGTGCTTGAAAGGTGCTCGTGATGGAGTAGAGTTCTTCAAAGCCAGTGATCAAGCATTGTCAACTCTTAAACAGTCATTTAGATGGGAATGGTTGCGTGAGTATTTTGTGTCACGCTACGGAGACTTACAGTAAGTCTTTTACTTGCTGAACTATGTTAGCCACCTGGGCAGCCTGCTTGATATCACTGCTGGGTGTTTGCCGAGAATGTATACAATCGATCCAATGCTCTAGCTCGGCTTCTAATGGTGTGATACCGTTGAGATATATCTCAATTGGATTCTCATCCGCCACAGCACGATTGTTGATGATCAGATTCTTCTTCACAGTCACGGCATTCACATCTTGATCCCAAACAATCTGTCCCTGTGTGCCAATGAACACAGTTTGCCTAGTGCGAACAGGCCAATGCCAACTCACATCAACATCAAAGGTCACACCATCTGCATGCCCGCTGAATGATACTCGGTCGCATTGTGGTCCTTGGGCATAGTTCCATGCCCGAGATTGGGTGATTTTAAGATTTGAACATACCTGTAACAGTATGCTGATATCATGCACAGCCAAGCTCAGCAGTGGATCTGTTTTGGTTTGATAGATCCCCCAATTCAATCTACGACTGGTTACATGCTGTAATTTTCCTATCGCACCTTGATTGATTATAGAACGGATCTCATGCATCTGTGGATGATGCACAAACAAATGACCCACCATGAGCAACTGTCCAGATTGTAAATATTTCTGTATATCGGCGATTTCTTCCACGGTTTCGGCCATGGGCTTTTCTACATACACATCGTGCCCACGCTGTAGTAATTTTACAGTCTGCTCGTGATGCTGCCACAGTGGTGTGGCCAACATAACTGGATCCTTTGAAATGATATCATCAATGGTCTGCCCATTGCGTATGTCGATGACCTGTGCAGTCACATCAAACTTCTTCAAGGTCTCCAACAACTTAGATCCCCAATATCCTGCACCAACCAACCACATATTCATACAAAAAACTCCTTGACGCTGGTCACAACATGATCCAGTTGATCTTGAGTCATGCTATACCAACAAGGCAGGCTTAAAATCTCTTTCACTGTGATCTCTGCTACAGGACATGGAGAATACCATGCTTGATATGCCGGTTGTTGATGTGTGGTAGTAGCATAATGCACATTGGTCTGGATACCACGATCTGCTAAAAACTGTTTCAATGCATCTCGCTGTGGTGTCTGTATCACATACACATAATGACCTTGCCCTACACGCGGATCTCGATGTATGGTTTTGACAATATCACTCAACTGTTCATCATACCAAGAGCAGATTGCACGTTTGCGATTGATCCAATGCACCAGTTTGGGTAACTTGGCCAGCACAATGTTGCTCTGCATGTTGTCAATTCTAGCATTGTATCCCAGTTCTACTATGTCATAGCGTCCTGTGCGGCCGTGATCTCGATACATACGCACACGATCCATGAGTTCTTGACTGCCAGTCACACAACCAGCATCGCCCATGGCGCCAAGATTCTTCACCGGATTGAAACTAAAGCAAGTGAGATCGGCTATGCTGCCAATTTGTTGACCTTTCCATTGTGTTCCTAGACTGTGAGCAGCATCCTCAATCATCACAAGATCGTTTAATTTACAGATCTTTTTCATGCGATCCAAATCTGGACATTGTCCATACATATCTACCCAAAGCACTGCTCGTGTTCTAGAGGTGATCCTTGCCAGCATCAAGTGTAAATCCATTAGGTGTGTGGCAGGATCAATGTCCACAAACACAGGTCGGGCACCTACCATGACAATGGCTTCTGTAGTGGCTACAAAAGTGTGTGGAGTAGTTAACACTTCATGTCCAGGGCCGACACCAGCGGCTCGTAATGCACAGATCAGGGCCATGGTGCCCGACCCAGTGCTGGCACAATCTTCAGCACCAACATATTCAGCCATGGCTGCTTCAAACACAGTAACATCAGGTCCTGTGATGTAACTGCTACTAGCGATAGTGTTTGCTATGGCCTGATCTACCTCTGTTTTGCAATCAAGATATTGCTGGTGTAAATTTGTAAATGGTATATTCATGTTTTCCAATACGAACTGTTGGTGAACCAGTTATAGTAATTCTCAAATCCTTCTGCAACATCCACCTTGGGATCATATTTCAACACGGCTCTAGCAAGATCTATATTCAACGCACCACGACTTGGAAAGTCTGCATCCTTGTCGCGCAGTTCAATTGATCCTTTACCAACAATCTCAATGATCATGCCAGCGGCCTGTAGCAGACTCACGCTGTGACTTTTTGTGATGTTAAATGTTTGGCAAGCACCCACAAACCTCGTAGCAGCAGCCACGATACCATCAGCAGCGTCATCCACATAAGTGAAGTCTAGTGTTTCACTAGATCCGTTGACCCGGAGCACGCCGCCGCGCATTGCTGTGAGCATGAATTTGGAGACAACTCGGTCTTCCACATCGAGCGGCCCATAAACAGCACTGGGACGGATAATAACGTGATCAAAACAACCACGGCGAGCATAGTCTTTAACAAGGTTTTCTCCTGCAAGTTTCATAATACCGTATTGGCCTTGCGGCCTACATACAGCGTCTTCAGTGACATCATCTGTGAAGTCACCATACACCATTGAGCTGGAAATATACACAACTCGGTTTACTTTGTGTTTTTTGGCACTTTCGAGCACATTGATCAACCCTTCCATCATCACACGAGACCCCCATGCAGGGTCGGCATTCACGACTTTTTGTCGTGGAAATGACGCCATGTGTATCACTACATCGGGCTGCTCAATCTCAAATATGTCGTCAATGGATTCTCTATCACAGATGTCTCGATTATACAAGTGCGATGGTGATAACTTAATCTTTTTCAATCTCTCGGTCATCAAGTAGTCAAGTTCTGCCTGTGGAATTATTCCGTATGTGGTACGATTATCGATGATGGATGCGGTGTGGCCTTGTTCTTGTAGGCGTTTGACTACATTGTGTCCGATTAAGCCAAGCCCGCCTGTGACTAATATTTTCATCCTCTCTCCCATTTCAATTTGTAGAACATATACACCTGTTCGTCCATCACAGTAAATTTCCCCTCGTAATGATCCCAATGACGACCATTTAGATATTGCCCTCGCGGTCCGTAAGTGTTTCGTAACCACTGATGCACTTCGTCCTTGAGATGTCCTTGTATCCTATACACCAGTATAGGCACAAATTCTG